TCAGGTTTGCCGTTTCTCGAAGGCCGCGGATCTCACCGCAATCTGCAGCACGCCCAAGAGGCTGAGCTCCAAAGCCGAGCAAATTTCCTCGATGTCATTGGCCGTGAAGGCAGCTTCATCGCGCATCCGCTTCGACAAGTAGCTCCGGGACATTCCAGTCATCCTGGCGAGCTGCACCGCACTGATGCCTTTGCGCCCTAGGGCAGCGCGGAACTCCGCCGAAACGGCGCGCGCGAACGGGCCGGCTTCCGGCTGTTTACCTGAGGGCATGGACATGATCGTAGACCGTCCTTGAGGCAGAAAAACCCGGTGACGCGCAGTCTACCCCATATAGGTCTATCTACTCCATATGGGGTAGGTGTCTATGTTTTGCGCTACGCGCGTGCGCGATACCTCCAAGGTGTCGATTTAATCAAGCTGCCTCATATGAGGTAAATTTGCCTGCAAGATCCGAGTATTACAGGCCCAAAAAAACGGCACTCGACCGTTGTCCGTGGATGCCGCTAAGGTTCTTCTATTAGTACACGTGTTCGAACAAATATGGGGTGTAGCAGTGGGAACAGACGTCGTCACGTCGCTCGGATCTTTCGCGATCCGGACGGTCCGGGAGCTTGGGGATACAGCTGCCGCAGCCGGCGTCTTGCCATCAATGCTTATCGAGCAACGCGAGCTTCAGCTCGTTCCATCAGCTCCCGAGGACTGAGGTCCAACGCTTCCGCGAACCTGAAGAAGGTTGGCATCGGGATGCTGCGCTTACCTGTCATGTAGTGACTCATGGTGACACGATTGATGCCCACCTTGTCGGCCAGGTCCTTCTGGTCCATGCCGCGCTCAACGAGCTCAACTTTGACCTGGGTTACCAGCGCTGCTTCCAGTCGCTCACCATACGTTGCCATGCGGTCAATATTAATCTCATGCCGAACGGTCCTGCAACCGTTCGGCTAATCGCGTATGCCGTTTGGACTATTACGCGTTGACTTGACCGGCTCTCGCGACACGCTTGACTGAGTTTGCAATTAGTCATTTGACTATCTATGTTTGTCCCATGACTAAGCCGCATTGCAGCGAACCGGCCTCTGCGGACGCCGAAATCGCATCGCGAATCACCAACGCCCTCGTCGTCAAGAACATCAACGTGCGGACGCTCTCTGACGAAACGGGCATCAGCTACCCAACCCTCCGCCGCAGCCTCAAAGGCGGCCGCAGCCTCACCTTCAGCGAATTCGGCCGCATTGCCGAAAGCATCGGGGTCCACCCCTCTGCGCTTCTTCCGGAAGCCCTCGCACGGGACGTCGCGTGACCACAGCAACCTTCCGCACACCAGAAGAAGTCGCCCCAGAGCTGGGGATGACCAAGACTGAACTCCGGCGGTACTGCCGCCAATCGGGGCACTGCACCCGACTCAGCAAAAACCGGATCATGCTCCACCAGGACGACATCGAAAAGATCGTCGCGTGGGTCCGCGAACAGAACACTGTCGCAACCGCGCAAGAAACCGAAGAGATCGACCCCTTCGCCTAACCGGCCCGCCGGATCCCGGCGCCCTCGCCCGCTTCAGGGCAACCTCTCCCTCTTTTCTTGACCTCACCCTTGGGTTCGTCCCTCGGAGAAAGGGCTATTTGTCATGCCCGAAAACACTTTGGCCGGCTGGGAAGCCAAGATCCGCGACTATGCGGAAGCGAACAAGCTGGCGTTGCCGCGGACGGATATTCGACGGGCGGCCAAGACGATCAACCGCAGGTTTGAGCAGTTCCACGCCGCGATGCTCACGGAGAACGAGCTCATCGGATACGTCCTGCAGCATTCGGACCCGACGGGCGAGACGGCCGCACGGAACGTCGACCGCGAGCGCAACCAGGCGGCGGCCGCCCGGCGTCTCTCCGCAGCGGCGTGAGCAGGCAGGCCGTTGCTGGCCCCCTCCAGTGCAGCCAGAACGTGGCACCACCAAAAAGCAAGGCGGCCACCATGCAGGGTGACCGCCTCCTGAATTCCCTCGAAAGGAAAGAACCATGACCGAGATTACCACCGCTATCGGCTCGCCGTTCGACGCGATCCGGCAAGTCCGCGCAGACGGGTCAGAATACTGGTCCGCACGGGACCTCATGCCCCTACTCGGCTACCCTCGCTGGCAGGACTTCACCCCGGCTCTCAGTCGGGCGATCGTGGCCGCCGATGCCCAAGGCCTCGACCGTCACGACCTTTTCAGGGGCAACCCTGAAAAGTCCGGCGGCCGCCCGCGGGAAGACTTCCACATGGTTCGTTTCGCCTGCTACCTGGTCGCGATGAACGGCGATCCGCGCAAGCCGGAGGTCGCCGCGGCACAGGCCTACTTCGCAATCCAGACTCGCGTAGCCGAGACCGCGCCGGTGCTCACGGGCCCGGAACTCTTGGCCCGGGCGTTGGTGGAGGCAAATGAGGTCATCGCGGCGGCCGACGCGAGGGTCCTCGAGTTGACCCCGAAGGCGGAAGCATTCGATGCCTTCCTCTCTACCGCCGGCGACTACTCGCTGAACGAGGCCGCGAAGGTACTGGCGCGCGACGGTGAGATCAGCATCGGCGAGCACCGGCTGCGAGACAAGCTGCAGGCGTGGCGGTGGCTGTACCGCAGCGCCACGGGTAAGCCCCGGGCGATGCAAACGCAGGTCGACTGCGGCCGCCTGGTTGAGAAAGCACAGTGGCACTACCACCCGTCCACCGGCGAGAAGGTGCTTGACGCCCCGCAGGTGCGCATCACGGCGAAGGGCTTGGAAGCCATCCGCCGGCGGATCCTAAACGAGGCGTCCGGCTTGGCGGTGACGGCGTGAGGCACAACTGGGCAGGCATGACTTGCCGGGGCGGCTGCGAACGGACCTTGGTGACCTCCCGCGCCACCCCGAGAGAGGGGCAGGCGCGCCACGGCAGTAACGGCAGGTGCGTCGCCTGCCGTTCCGCTTACCGGAGGGAAAACGGCTTGGACCGCCACCGGCCGGCGCCCGGCGTGAAGCGCATTAGCCCGGCCCGATTGCAGTACTTACAGGACATTCGCGCAGGAATCGAGGCTGATCGTCGACGCCGCGGCATCCCGGCTGAGGGATTGAGGTGGACGGCATGAGCGGGCACACGAAGCCCCGCGCACGCTTGCGTGATCAGCGGTTGCGACGGAAGCCCCGCGTGGTGAAGTGCTTTTCCACGTGGTGGGTTGATCGGCTCGGCGCGAACGGCAACGCGGAGTCGTACCCGTTCGACACGCACCCCGAGGCAATCGCGAAGGCCCATGAACTGGCCACCGCGGCGACACGGGTGAAGGCATGAGCGCCGCGCAGCTCGCGCTGCGGGCAGCTGTCCGGTTCCTGTTCCTAAGCGTGTGCATTGCTGGCGCCTTCGTGCTCATGCACCTGCTCGCGGTCCTCCCGGCGGCATTGGTGCTCGGGCTGTGATCCGCGGCCACGATCGCCAGCTGCTTAGGGGCGCGGCTGACGAGGAGCCCGATTACGACGCCCTGGACGAATACGAAGACACGCGGGCCGCCGACGACGGCGACGCCGCAAGGAAAGGCGAATGAACGATGAGCACACTCACAGCACCCCGGGCCCGGACCGAGCGCTGGACGCTGGGCAAGCGGATCCGCGACCTCATGGCATGGCCCAAGATCGGACGCCGGCACCGCCTCGCGGATTGGTACGGCCGATGACCACGGGCCTCGCGCTCGAGACTCTTGGACCTCGGCTTGCCGCGAAGATGCGTGTTCTCGGCCAAACCAACCCGGGGCTGTACACCGAAATCACCGGGCTCCAGTCGGCGGGCGGGAGGAAGCCAATGCAGTGCAAGGACATCGAGGATGGTCCGCTGCTCGCGTTCATCGCGGGCATCGAAGCCGAGAAAGGATCCTGGGTCCTGATCTGGGACTTCGACGGCACACCGTACGGGGAACTTCCCTACAACCTGCTGCGCGCCAAAATGGCCAAACTCATCAAGCGTTGCCTGATCACCGGCTGCACCTGCGGCTGCCGGGGCGACTTCCAAATCACAAAGAAGGGCCGCGCCTACCTCTGGAAGGATGCGGCGGATAACCGAATTGGGGAACCCTGTGGATAGCAAGAACGAACGGCTGGAAGCCGCCGCCAAGGCTCTTTGCGGTTCTCGAGACGGCTGCGAGGAGTGCACGGTGCTCACAGAGCACGTGCTCGCCGCCGCGGACGCTTCCGACGGCGAGCGCGGCATCACGCGGGTGGATCTCGATACGCTCACGCGAGCCATGTACGACGTCGACGAGCTGACTTTCTACGGCGATCCCGACCCGGTCCCGTGGGAAAAGCTTGGCCCAGCGTGGCGCGCCCTCGCCAAGGACAAGGCCCGCTCGGTCGTGGCCAAGATACGGGGTGACGGATGAGCGGTGCACAAGCAGGCGTGCTCGTCCACTACCGAAATCCAGCGACCGGGTTTCGCCAATGCCAATTCACGGCCGCGGACGGAACCATAACGACTTGGGCTAAAGCGCGCGGTGAGGATTGGAAACGTTTGCCTGCTTGGCTCGCCCCGGTACCGCCGCTGCATGATGCCATCAAGTACACGCCGCGACCACTCGGCCCTGTCTGGCATTCCTGCGATGACGCAGCCCGCCCAGACCATAGAAAGGAATTAAGCGTGAGCGGAGCACTACGCAAGTTGGCTGCTGAAATGCGGATCGACCAAGGCGAGAAGGCGAAGATCCTGGCAGATCTGACTCGCGCCTACGCCGAGCAGGCGCGTCTTGCGGCCCAAAACGTGGCGCTGTGCTTGGAGCTTGTCCGCTCCAAACAGGAAATCATCGAGCTTCTCGGGAAGCTTGAGGGCAAGCCATGAGCGCACCAAATGGCATGGACCACGACCAAGCCCGAGAGAACTGGTCCCGCGGGAACAACAAGCAACCTGGCTGCAACTGCCCCCCATGGCGATACAGCCCAGTCCACCCCAGACCCACCAACCCAGAATGCAAAATCCACGGCCCCAGATAGGGGCCTTTTTCATGCCCAGAAAGAAGAGCACATGCCATACTCCCCCGGCGTTTACGCCGACATCAGAAACGCTGACTACCACGCGGATCCGGCGCTTGGTTCGACGTCGCTCAAGACGCTCGCAACCCGCACCCCGGCGCATTGGCTTCACGAGCGGGACAATCCCGTGCACAAGGACGCATATGACCTCGGGACGGTCGCGCACTCCCTCATCTTGGAGGGCGACGACTTCGGTGTTGAGGTAATCGACGTCGAGGACAAACGCGGCCACAAATGGAGTGTTCCCGCCGAAGAGGCGCGGGCGGCCGGGAAGATCCCGCTCAAGACGTCCGAGTGGGACATGGTCCGCACCATGCGGGACAGCGTCATGGCCCACCCAGACGCCGCCCTGGCCTTCACCGGCCACAAGGCCGAGCACTCCGTTTTCTGGGAAGAGGACGGGCTGGCACTGAAATGCCGGCCGGATGCCTGGCACGCCGACCTGCTGGTGGATCTCAAGACCGATGTCAGCGCGGACCCGCGGGACTTCCGCAAGAAGGCGTTTGACATCGGCTATCACCAGTCCGCGGCTCACTACACCGACGGCGTGCTCGCGGCGACGGGCTACGAACTGCCGTTCATCTTCGTGGTGATCGAGAAAGCACCGCCATACCTCGTGTCCGTGATTGAGCTCGACACATCGTTCGTGGAGCTCGGCCGCGCCGCAAACGCCCGCGCCAAGGACATCTACCGCCGCTGCGCCGCCTCCAACGAATGGCCCGGATACCCCGAAATTGAACCACTCACCGCCCCTCGATGGGCCGAATACAAGGAGACCCTGAATGTCTGAACTCGCCATCCCCACCCAGCAGGGCGGCCTGGAACTCGCAATGCTCGCCCCGTCAGTTGACCTCGCGGCATGGGTTGCCGACTTGGACGCTGCGCACAAGATCGGGACCGCGCTGTGCGGCACTGAGTTCGCTCCGGCAGCGTTCCGGGGGAAGCCGGACGCAGCCGCCGCGGCAATCCTCACGGGCAAGTCGCTCGGCTTGGACCCGATGAACGCCCTGTCGAACATCTTCGTCGTGCAGGGCCGCCCCGCCCTGTACGCCCGCACCATGGCGGCCCTCGTGATGCAGGCCGGCCACCATTTGCGCCGCGCTGCGGCCACCGACGAATCGGTGACCGTGCAGGCTCGCCGCAGGGGCGATGCGGAGTGGCAGGACTTCACGTGGGACATTGGCCGCGCTACGAAGGCCGGTTACACGGGGAATAAGAAGTACCTGACGGACCCGCAGGCCATGCTGACTGCGAAGGCGTTCGCCGAGGCGTGCCGCACGATCGCGCCCGACGTTCTCACCGGTATCGCCGCGGTGTCCGCGGAGGAAGTCGAACTCGAAGACCTCGGCGAGAAGCCCAGCGCGCCGGCGCCGGAACCCAAGCGCCGGACGGCATCAGCACGACTCCGCAAGCAGGCTGAACCGGCACCCGAGCCCGAGCCGCTCCCGGAAGGGACCGACATCAACACCATCGAGAACAGCGGAACGCTCGACGGGCCGAGCTGGTATGACCTGGCCGACGCGGCCGGCGGCGATGAAGCGTCACTCCGGGCTCTCTACGACGATGCCCAGTCCAAGGGTGCCGACGCCGAGACCCTTGAGTACATCAAGTCGAAGGCGGCCTAGTGGCGGGCGAAACGATCATCACCATCGTCGGCAACCTGACGGCGGATCCGGAACCGCGGTTCACGCCGTCGGGCGACGCCGTCGCGAACTTCACCGTCGCAGTGACGCCACGAAGGTTCGACCGGCAGGCCAACGAGTGGCGCGACGGCGAGACGAAGTTCTGGCGCTGCGCGGCATGGAATCAGGGCAAGCTCACGCTGGCCGAGAACGTCGCCAACACGCTGCGGAAAGGCGCGAGCGTGATCGTCCAAGGCGAGCTCGAAACTCGGTCCTACGAGACCAAGGAAGGCGAGAATCGTACTGCCGCTCAGTTGCGCGTCATCGCGATCGGCAAGAACCTCGTCTTCCACGCCCAGCCGAAGGGCGCCGAGTCGCAGTCCTATGACAACGGCGGCCAAGCCTCGGGCAACTGGGGAAACACCGGCGGCCAAGCACAGGCGTCCGGCTGGGGCAATCAGCCCACGGGCGGCAACGCCTCCGGCTGGGGCGGCCAGAACCAAAACCAAAACGGCTGGGGCCACGGCCCCGGCAACGAACCACCATTCTAAGGAGAACCATGAAAGACGCTCTGAAAGTCATCGCGGCGGTACTCGCCGCCATCATCGTCATCGCCTTGATCGGCTGGGGATCCTGGGCGATCAGCGTCGCCCTATCCGGCCCGAAGGGCCAAGGCGACGCGATCAAGCAGAAGAACTCAGCGGAGAACTGGACCGCGAAACAGGCCGAATTCGAGCGCCTCTACGAGGGCATCCAGACGCAGGACAAGCGCGTGGCCGTCGCCAAGGAAGCCCTCACCCTTGACCCGAAGGACAAGACCAGCCAGCAAACCTTGCAAGGCGTGACGAGCGCCTGCCTGGGCCTCGTCGGAGAGTACAACGCACTCTCCAATGAGTTCCTCGCCGCGGACTTCAAGGACGCCCGGCTGCCGTACAAGATCGACACCACCGACCCCGCATTCGACTGCAAGTAAGGAACCACCATGAAGAACAAGATCATTGCCGCCGCACTCGTCGGACTCCTTGGCCTCGGCGCCCTGACCGCCTGCACCAACTCCCCGACCTCAGGTGAGCAGCGCAAGGAAGCTCAGAAGTCCTCCCAGTCCTCCGGAGAGTCCCTGGAGATCAAGAACCTCAAGAAGAAAAAGCAGCGCGAGGAAAACCCGTCCATTCTCCGCTACGTCTACCTCATGAACTATGGGCAGATCGTCGGCTATTACGTGGCCAAGGGCAAGATCAGCTCGAGCGGCTCCCAGATCGGTCCCGAATCCGAACTGGTCTACCAGTGGAGCGAAGGCTTCGTCATGGACTCCGCCAAGGATGACGGCAGCTACGGCGACGGCGATCCGGGGATCTTCTTCTACACTGCCGACGACGTCATGGTGGAAACCAGCCTCGACTACGTCGTTTCGGATCAGCCCCTCGCGATCGACGTTCCCCGCCTGCTCAAGTAACAGCCCCACCCCGAAGCCGCCAGCGAGCGGCTTTTTTCATGCCCCGCGGCGCCCGGCCACTCCCACAAGCCGGGCGCCGCTGCTTCACCCCTACCCCGCCGCAGAAAGGGCAATCCATGGGATACGACATGAGCATCAAGGGCGAACTGCCCGAACCCGACGCCGAAGGCTTGGCCACCCTCAAGGAAGCCAGCGATAGCGCCGCCGCCGAAGCCACTCGAGTTCGAACGGAACTCATCAGAAAGGGCGTAACAGGCTTCATGAAGGTGCCCGAATACGAGGCCGCCGAAGCCGCCTACGAAGCTGCCTTCAACGCCTGGCGCGCGGTCAAGAGCCCGGACTATTTCCGCCTGAACAACAACGGCATGTTCAGGTACCTCGACGCAATGCTCAACCTGGGCATGGCTCACGAGTCCCGTTCGCCGGTAACCGGTGACGACTGGGGGACCCTGCCGGACTATGACGACGGCGTGTCGGCCTACTACGAAGCCTTGGACAAGCTCACAGGCCAGCACCCCGGCGACAACCCCACAATTCCGACCTTCAAGTTCGGCAGCAACGACGGCTGGTGGGTAACCCCGGACGAATGCCATGCCGCCGTCGCCCGGTGGGACGAGATCAACATCGCCGACGTCAACCTCGCCGAGGAAACCGCGTCGATCATCGCCACCGACTACTGGGGCAAATGGATCGACTATCTGCGCCTCGCCGCCGAACACGACGGCTTCCGCGTCCACTAACCACTTCCCTTGCTGGCCGGGCGGAGACCTCCCACATCGCCCGGCCAGCCAATCCTCCGAAAGGATCCTCTTTGCCTAACCACGCCAACGAAATCCAGACCCGTGACGGCGTCGCCGTCGTCCTCTACGGCAAGAAGCCCTGCGTGCAATGCGACGCGACGGAACGGAAGTTCCGGAAGCACAACGTCCACTTCACCAAGGTCGACGTCACCGAGGACCCGACGGCCCTGGAGTTCATCAAGAAGCTCGGCCACCAGCAAGCCCCCGTGGTCTACGTGTCCGCCATCGACGGCGACGTTCACTGGTCCGGCTACGACGTCGACCAGATCGCGCTCCACATCACGGAAAGGCCCGATGCGGCATGAGCACGACCATTTACCTTGACGTCGACGGCGTGCTCAATGCCATCACTTCCCGGCCGCCGTCGGAGAAACTCACCGGCTGGACACAGTGGGACGCCCGGCGCGTCAACAGCTGGCCCATCATGTTCTCGACCGAACTGATCGCCGCACTCAATGAACTCGCGGCGCGCCCGGACGTGAGCTTCAAATGGCTTACGACCTGGCAGGCTGCCGCGGCAACCCAACTCTCCCCCGCGCTCGAGCTTGAGGGGCAGGAATGGGAAGCTCTCGAGGGAGATCTCCACCGATGGGGCGGCCGAGACTGGTGGAAGCTGCGGGCCATCCGCGACGACGCCACACCCAAAGAGGGCGAGCGATTCGTGTGGATCGACGACGACATTTCCGGCGAGCGCCCCGCGATCGAATGGGCACAGAGCCGCCCCGACGTGCTTGCCATCAGCCCCAGCCAAGCGCTCGGGCTTACCCGGGACGATCTGGACAGCCTCACAGCATTCATTGACCAGGCGGCCGGGTGAGTGTCCACGACGATCCTTGCTGCTTCGTATGCAAGGGCGTCCACGGGATCTGCCTGACCCGCGGCGCCTGCGAGCACCACGTGGCCGCCCGCCGCCGGCAGGACGCCGACGACCGGGCCCGGCGCCTCTACCGAGACCCAACCGGTGATGCCGCCGTCGCGCGCGCAATGCGCGCCACCAAACCATCCACAAAGGCCCCTCGATAGGGGCCTTTTTCGTACCCAAAGGAGAGCAATGAGTGACTACCTCGACTTCCTCAGGGCCAAAGCTGACTTCGAGAAGACCTACGAGCAGCCGGTTCCAGCGACGGCCGTTAATCCCATCCTGAAGGACCACCAGGCGGCGATCGTACGCTGGGCGGTCGAGGGCGGCCGGCGCGCGATCTTCGCCGCGTTCGGGCTGGGCAAGTCCATGATGCAGCTGGAAACCTTGCGGCTCACCACCGCGCACGCCGGCGGCGCGTCCCTGATTGTCGCGCCGCTCGGCGTCCGCGGCGAGTTCATCCACGACGGCCGGAAGCTCGGCATCGACGTGAAGTTCATCCGCAGCGTCAAGGACATGGCTTTCCACGGCGGCGGCCAGTACGTCACCAACTACGAGTCCGTCCGGGACGGGAAGTTGGACGTCGACGTCTTCACGGCGGTGTCGCTGGATGAGGCCGGGATCCTGCGCAGCTTCGGGTCCAAGACCTACCAGACGTTCCTGCAGCTGTTCCACAAGGTGCCGTACCGGTTTGTGGCCACCGCGACACCGTCCCCGAACCGGTACAAGGAACTCATCCACTACGCCGGGTTCCTAGGCGTCATGGACACCGGCCAGGCCCTCACCCGGTTCTTCCAGCGGGACTCCACGAAGGCGAACAACCTGACCCTGTACCCGCACAAGCGGGACGAGTTCTTCATGTGGCTGAACTCGTGGTCGATCTTCCTTCAGAAGCCATCCGACCTCGGCTTCTCCGATGAAGGCTACGACCTGCCGCCGCTGGCCGTGGAATGGCACTCGGTTCCCGTGGACCACTCCACCGCCGAAGTCGACCGGGACGGGCAAGCGCGCCTGTTCCGCGGCGGCGTGAAGGACCTCAAGTCCGCTGCCCGGGAGAAACGCGACAGCCTCGCCGCCCGCATCGAAAAGGTCATGAACCTCGTCCGGGAGCACAGGGAAGCGGACGGCTCACAGCTGATCCTCTGGTGCGACCTGAACGACGAACAAACCGCGCTCGAGCGGGCGCTGGCCGCCGAGGGCGTCACCTACAGCTCCGTTCACGCGTCCCTCGACCCCGACGAAGCAGAGGACCGCATCGACGCCTGGCGCGACCGGGAAACGTGGGCGCTCATAGGCAAGCCGGTGCAGCTGGGCCAGGGCCTGAACTTCCAGCAGGCCTACACCGCGATCTTCGTCGGCGTGACCTTCAAGTTCAACGACACCTTCCAAGCGTGGCACCGGATCCAACGGTTCGGGCAAACCCACCCGTGCACGATCCACATGGTGCACGCCGACTCGGAAACCGAAGTCGTCCAAGCCTTCAAGGACAAATGGGCGCTGCACAAGGAGCTTGCGAACACGATGACCGAAATCATCAAGAAGTACGGCCTGTCCCGGAACTCCATCACCGACGCCCTCACCCGGTCCCTTGGCGTGGACCGGGTCGAAGCGTCCGGCGAGGGCTGGACCCTGGCGAACAACGACTGCGTGGACGAAACCACCCACCACATGGCCGAAAACAGCGTGGACCTGATCGTGACCAGCATCCCGTTCGCGAACCACTACGAGTACACGCCCAGCTACAACGACTTCGGGCACACCGACGACAACGCCCACTTCTGGGCGCAGATGGACTACCTCACCCCGCAGCTGCACCGGATCCTGAAACCCGGCCGCGTGTACGCCTGCCATGTGAAGGACCGCATCAACTTCGGCAACGTCACCGGCGCCGGCATCCCCACCGTCTCACCGTTCCACGCCGAAGCGCTCTTCCACGGCCTCAAGCACGGCTTCGACTACATCGGCATGATCACCGTGATCACCGACGTCGTCCGGGAGAACAACCAGACCTACCGGCTCGGGTACACGGAAATGCGCAAGGACGGCACCAAGATGGGCGCCGGGTCCCCCGAGTACATCCTCCTGTTCCACAAGCCGCAGACGGACCGGTCCAAGGGGTACGCCGACGAGCGAGTGACGAAGGAAGCCAAGGACTACTCCCTGGCGCGGTGGCAGGTAGATGCTCACGCTTTCTGGCGATCGTCCGGGGAACGGCACCTGGCCCCGGACGAGCTCGCCGCGCTGCCGGCGGATCAGATGTCGCGGCTCTTCACCGAGCAGACGCTCCGAGAGGTCTACGACTACGAATCCCATGTGAAGGTCGGCGAGCAGCTGCAGGGCCGCGGCTCCCTGCCAGCCACGTTCATGTCCCTCGCTCCCGGGTCCTGGCACCCGGAAGTGTGGCACGACGTGAACCGGATGCTCACCCTGAACGGCGAGCAGAAGCGCCGCAACGTCCAAATGCATGTGTGCCCGCTCCAGTTCGACATCGTCGATCGGCTCATCAGCCGGTACAGCAACCATGGGGACCTTGTGTTCGACCCGTTCGGCGGGCTTGGCACGGTTCCCCTGCGAGCGCTGAAGCTTGGCCGCCAAGGCCGGGCAAGCGAGCTGAACCCGGATTACTTCCTGGACTCCGTGAAGTACCTCGAAGCGGAAGAACGGGACCGGGCCATGCCGACGCTGTTCGACCTCGAAGGGCTCGCCCAGGCGTCATGACCGGCGGCTACGAGTACGGCGCCTCGCCGGCGGCGGCACTGAGGCGCGAGGAAGCCAAGCTAGCGGCTCTCGCTGCCGCTGACGCCGCGGCGGAACGGTCTGCTCAGCTCGAAGCCGCCGTTGCCCCGCTTCCCAAGCACCAGCCGCGGCCGCTGACCCTTCAGGCGGCGGCCCGCATCGACCTGTCGAGCCTTCCGGAACCGACCTGGGGCGGCGCCCTCGGGCTCAAGCTCGCCGCCGCAGAGATCTCCGACTGGGGCCACCGAAACCCAAACCATCCTCTATTGAAAGAGAGCACAGACTCATGAAGTTCGCCATCCAAGCCAACGCCCTCGCCGACGCGGCCGGCTTCGCCCTGAAAGCAGTCAACCCGCGCCCGGCCAACCCGGTCCTGTCCGGGATCTTCATCGAAGCTGTTCCCGGTGCGCTGCGCATCAGCGGCTTCGACTACGAAAAGTCCTCACGTACGCAGGTCGCGGCCGAGGTCGAAGCTAACGGCCACGCACTACTTTCTGGCAAGATCTTCACCCAAATCATCCAGAAGCTCGGCAGGAAGGTCGTCACAGTCTCGGTGGACGGCGCGGTCGCCACCATCTCCGCAGGATCCGCGGTCTTCCGGATTGGCACCATGCCCGCGCAAGATTTCCCGGCCATGCCCGGCCTGCCCGAACCGGCCGGAACGGTGGACGGCAACGTTCTGGCCGCAGCCGTCGCGCAGGTCATCGGCGCAGCGGCCACAGACGAAAGCCTCCCAGTCCTGACCGGAGTGAAGATCGTCAGCGACGGAGCCAACCTCGTCCTGCTGACTACTGACCGCTACCGGCTGGCCGAGGTCAACGTTCCTTGGCAGCCTGCCGGGCCGCCCATCGAGGTCCTGGTTCGGGGGAAGTGGCTCAACGACGCCGTGAAGGACCTCGCCGGCGAAACCCAGGTCCTCACCGCCGACTCCATTTTCGGGCTCCGCTCCGGGAACCGGGCAACCACGGCCGTGACCATGGACCAGGACTTCCCGAAGATCCGCTCGCTGTTCCCGGAATCCACTGACACGGACGTCACCGTCGATCGGGCCGAGCTCGCCGAGGTTATCTCTCGGGTGAGCCTCGTCGCGGAGAAGACCACGCCGGTGAGGTTCAGGGCGTCCGGCTCCCAGCTCACGATCGACGCCGGAACGGGCGAGGGCGCCACCGGAGAGGAGTCCATCCCGTGCGACCTCGATGGCACGGACGTCGTCGCCGCATTCAACCCGGGTTACCTCGCATGGTCCCTCGCGGCAACGCCGTCCGAGCAGGTCACCTTCGGCTTCCAGGCGAACCGCGGCAAGCCCGCTTTGGTGACCGGGCACGATGGCCTTTCTCACTTGCTCATGCCGGTGAGGCTCCCGTGAGCGCCGCGACCAAAAACGCGAGCGCCACTGCCAAGAGGAAGCGGCGCAAACCGGTCTTCCACAGCCTCACAGTTGACGTCGATATCGACGAATCGGTCCTCGAAGACAACGGCTACCACCACGAGGACGATTGCCCAGGCGGTCCCGAGCCGGACGAACCCGAATTCACCCACAACGACAGGGCCGCACTTCAGGACTGGCACGACCGAGCCCATGGGCTGAGCCTGTGGGCCATGTGCCAGGAGGAGCCCTGCAAGCTGCTCAGCGACGACTTCAGGGGCACCCCATGAGCGACGAACCAATGCTGCCGGGCGAATGGCCGGAGCCGGTCCTGACGTGTGACCTGATCATTGCGCGCGAACTCACTGACGCCCTCAGCCAATTCGAGTTCTGGGCCCATGCCATGGACGAGAGCCGGAAGTTCGAGGTTGGAGACAAGTCCGCGCCAGCCATGGCCGCCAAGTACAAGTCCCTCATGCATTTGCAGTCGTACATTGCGGCGGCGGCGATCGCCGATCTGCTCCGGACCATCCAGGGCATGGCACCCGGGCTGGCCGACGAGATCGCACGCCAATTCATGTGGACGCACGAGTCGGGCGAATCCGGCGAACTGCTCTGGGAATGGGCCGTCGAGCGCGGCCTCGATCCCGAAGAAATCATCGAAGACGTCAAGCACAAGCTGGCGCAGGAAGAGACCTCATGAGTGAGTTGAGTCTTACCGACATGTTTTGCGGCGCTGGTGGATCTTCCACCGGCGCCGTTTCCGTTCCGGGCATCAAGGTCCGCACCGCGATGAACCACTGGGCGCGAGCGATCGAAACGCACAACCGGAACCACCCGAACACTGCGCACGTCCAGGCGGACATCTCCCAAACGGACCCGCGCTACGTGGCGAAGAGCGACATCCTGTGGGCGTCACCCGAATGCACGAACCACAGCGTCGCGAAGGGCCGGAAGCGGGTCACGAACCAGCCGGACCTCTTCGGAGATCACATCGCCGACGAGGCCGCCGACAGGTCCCGGGCGACCATGTGGGATGTGCCCCGGTTCGCCGAGTACCACGATTACCGGCTCATCATCACGGAGAACGTCGTGGACGCCGCGAAGTGGGTCATGTTCGACGTCTGGCTGGCCGCGATGCACGCGCTCGGCTACCAGCACCACATCGTCTACCTGAACAGCATGCATGCCCAACTCGGCGGGCTGCCGGCGCCACAGTCTCGGGACCGTATGTACGTGTTCTTCTGGAAGAAGGGCAACAAGGCCCCGAACTTCGATCGCCTCCGCCCGCAGGCGTACTGCCCCGGCTGCGACGAGGTCGTGACCGCGATCCAGGCCTTCAAGAAGCCGGACCAGCGTTGGGGCCGCTACCGGGCGCAGTACGTCTACCGCTGCCCGAAGGTGTCCTGCCGCAACCAGATCATCGAACCTGCGTGGCTGCCGGCTGCCGCCGCGATCGACTGGACCATCGAGGGCCAGCGCATCGGCGACCGGGAGAAGCCTCTCGCTGAGAAGACCATGGCCCGGATCCGTGCCGGGCTCGAAAAGTACGGGCGCGGGCCCCTGCACCTCGAGGCTGCCGGGAACACCTACGACTCGGCCAGTTCCGGCCGCGGCGGCGAGTACTTTCGGATCTGGCCGACAGAGGAAGCGCTCCGGACCCTGCACGGCTCGCCCTCGAAAGGCTTGGTGATCGACGCCGTCCACGGCGCCCCGATCATCACGGACACGGACGAGCCGCTGCGCACCCAGACGACGGCCTACACGCGCGGCCTTTTGATCCCGGTCGAAGGCAGGCTCGGAAAGGATGCGGCCGGCGTCATGGACCCGTTGCGGACCCAGACCACCCGGAACGAAACGGCGCTGCTCATGCCCTACTACGGTTCTTCGAAGCCGATGGGCGTGGACAAGCCTATCGGGACGCTCACAACGGTCGACCGGTACGCGATGATCACCATGCGCGGGCAGAACGCCCCGAAGGGTGTCGAAGATCCGCTCGACACCTTCGCGGCCAACGGGAACCACCACGCCCTCATGGGAGTCACCCCGCCCGCCGTCGAGGACTGCACCTTCCGGATGCTGGAACCGCACGAGATCACCGCGGGCATGGCATTCCCCAAGGACTACGTCATGACAGGCAACAAGCGCGAGCAGGTCAAGCAGGCCGGAAACGCTGTCACCCCGCCGGCTGCCCGCGACCTAGTCACAATCGGCGCCGAATCCCTCGGCGTCATGGCCGCCTGACTAAATTCCGCTGGCGCCGGGACTTAATTCCCGGCGCCAGCAAAACCCGAGTCCCCCTGTAAACACGCGGCCGCACGGCTGCTTCACGCAAATGTTGAGGAAGAACCATGAAAATCCCAGCCAAATGTAAAGAACTCGTGAACACGCTCACCGACGGCGGATGGAACTTCGTGCTCAACCACGGCAAGGACACCGGCGACAGCCCGTTCATCACCGTTGAAGCGCGGCGCGGCAGCGATGCCCTGTACATCGTCTGGCACACCCGAGAGACCGGCACCTACCGGCTGTTCAGCTGCCTGCTCAACAGGCACGACGTCACCCTCACCAAGGCAATGGAGGCCTCCCAATGCAGGTCCGTTCTCGGCACACCTTAGGGCTTTAGGTCAGCTAACAACTGGGACACTTTCTCTCGGAATGCCGCGGAACGCGCTGAAATTTCCACTCTCGAATCCTGCATAATTTGAAGGATCTCAGAGCGCTCGTCTTCGCTCATGATGTGCCAGAGGGACGCCGTTGCGGATACTTCGGCCGATGCTTTGTTGAGCCTGTCCCTAGCTGCCTTCGGTTCGTCAATCGCAGGCCTCCCAGCCTGATCCCAAAGGTGCTCCATGTGGGCATCCTTCTGCAACCCCCAAAGAAAGTGCGGCCATGCTCGCAGTTCTTCATTGAGCTGGACTGAGTCCGAATCCAAGCACCACCGAATTACCGCCGATTGCAGGGCGACGAAAGCGTCCTCGAACACTTCGCCTTCTTCAACCTTTATTCTTCCAAGCTCAACTGCCGCGATGATGTCGGATACCGCTGCGTAGACGCGCACCTTGGCGGCTTCCTGCCTCTGTTCCTCCAATTGCAGGGTTAGGCCCCGACGCTGCTCATCTAGCTGGCGCTCCAAGGCGGACCGTTGCTCCCTGAGCGCTTTTGTCTGATCTATCTGCTGGCGGGCGAGCGCGAAGTTGGCTTGCTTGGTCGACTCGGCCATCTGTCGGTTCTGCAGGTTCGTTTGATGCTGGTTTGTGAGCCAAACCACCAAGAGCGCCACGCCGGCGGACAGAATGCCCGCGAGAAGGGCCCCGAAGATGCCCGCTGCGGCGCCGACAAACGCGCCGATACCACCGCTCCAAAGGTCAAGCCACGTGCCACAAGTCACGCCAAGAAAGTCCCCGCACTTCACATCCACCCCCGGATTTTATCCTCCTGAAAGGAATACCCATGCCCCGAGAACCCGAAGGTGCCGTCGCCGTCTTGCACGGCAGTGCGAACAATTCCCTGACCTGGATGTGGTTGAACGGGAACCGGAAGGACGTCGTCGCGAAGGTGGACGCCGGCGGCTTCTTCTTCCGCGACCCCGACGTCCCGGGCGCCGCGGAGATCTCGGCCGCCCTTCCCCGGCTTTGGACGTACCAGCGCGCCGGTGTCGACCTCTCCGGCCACGCTACCCACCGGCTCGTGCCGCCCCGCATGGAGAACATCGAGCCGCTCCCCCAAACGGACTAAGGAGGTCCCAAGAAATGGAGATCCTGCCACCGTATGACGGCTCAATGCCGATCGACGAGTGGAAAACGAGGCGCGCCCTCGAAATTAAGACCATGAAGGCGAACCAGTCCCCGCGGCTGAAGGCCCAGGACGCGGCCGGAAACAAGCTCTACAAGGTCAATGTCGGGGGAAACATCGTGCGCACCAAGCCGTTGTCCAAGGCGACGAAGCGGCGGGTGATTGAGCGGGACAAGGCATGCGTCCAGTGCGGTGCCGGCGCTCCATTTGAAGTTGACCACATCACGCGGTACGTGGACGGCGGAACGAACAATTCGGACAACCTCCAGACACTCTGCGTTCCCTGCCACAAGAGCAAGGGCGGTAGGTGATGGCCTGGTTCAACGCCGACGACAAGATGCACGGGCATCCGAAGGTCCGGCGCGCTGGCCTTGAAGCGATCGGGCTATGGCTCGTCTGCGGGACGTACTGCACGGACTTCCTCACCGACGGCCTGGTCCCGGCTTGGTACATCCAGTCTTGGCCGAAGGGTCCGAAGCTCGCGAACCACCTTGTGAAGTGCGGCTTTTGGGAGCCCGCGTCTGACGGCGACTTCCAGTTCCTCTCTTGGTCCGAGTATCAGCGGACGAAGAAGAAGGTGCTGGAAGACCGGGAACAGAACAGGCAGCGCATCGCGGATTGGCGTGCCGCAAAGAAGGTCGAGAAAAAGTAACGGCACTTGTAACGCTGTTACACATCCCGTACGTAACGCACCCTGTAACGCTGCACGAATTTCGTCCAATACCAAGACCAATACCAATCACTTAATACTCACCTTCCAGCGTGGTCGTCTTTCAAGATCTTTGGCTGAGAAAAGCGGCGATCGTCGCTTAGGTGATGGGGCCGGCCGGGACGGCCGCCGCCGAAAGGATCAATCCGATTTGAGCTTCAAACTCACCGCCCAGGAAGGGCAGCGCCTGACCTCGTGCATGCTCGCGATGAGGCCGGACTGGACCAAGAACCAGCCCGGCCGTTTGCTTGCCGAGGTCAACGAGAACTCCGGGTTCCCGGGCCGCGACTTCGAGCACGCGCTCCGGGCCCTCGCCCACTACGCGACCACCCGGGGCCCGGACGGCGCACACAAATACCGGACTCCGGACATCTACCCGCGCGAAGGCCAGCATTGGACCGTGACCGCCCCGACAGACTGGGCGCCACCGCGCCCGCCGGAGTGCCCGGATCACATCGGCAAGGACGCCCACAACTGCGCCAGTTGCTGGGCCGACGTCAAGGCCGGCATCCGCCCCCGGGACCTCATCGGCCAACACCACGAACCAGAAAGCGAGCAAGAGCAATGACAACACCCACGCCCTACGAGCGATTCCTAAGCGACACCGCGGACCACGAGATGAGCATCCTGCTCGACCAAGGCACCTACCGGCACCTGCGCTTCCAAGAGCCAGGAACGAGCATGTACTGGTTCGACGTCATCACATGGCCCGGCAACCTGACCATCCGCGGCGACATGGGAACGTACACGTTCTGCAGGCTCGCGGACATGTTCGAGTTCTTCGGTGGCCGGGCGCCCGGCTACGCCAACAAGGGCTACTGGGCCGAAAAGCTCGTGGCAGTGGACAAGCAGAGCCCCGCCAAGGAATTCGACGAGGACCTTTTCAAGCAGCGAGTCCTCGAAGACTTCTGGGAACAGCGCGAGAACTTCGACACCGGAGAGGCGCGGGAGATCTGGGCCGCCATCCGCGACCAGCTGTTCGACGACTGGGCGGATCGGCATGACGCCGGCGCCTGTCACACCCTGCTTCGCGGCTTCATCAGCCCAGTCAGCGGCTTCGACTACTCGGACACTTGGGAGTGGGGCGGATTCGATGACTACGGCTTCCACTTCGTGTGGTGCCTCCACGCAATCACCCACGCGATACGCGAATACCGAAAAGCGAAAGCCGAAGCCGCTCCCAACTGGGCGGCTTCGCTCGTTGAAGGGGCCAAGTCATGACAGAAACCGTCCACACCGCCCGCACCATGACGGAGCTACTCCGTCAGCATTACAACCCTGACGGCCGGGCCATGGCTCACCTCTTCATGCCCGAGATTGGCGCACCCGGCGGCCGGCGCCGGGCGGACCTGCTTGTCGCGCCGATCTCCATCGCTGGCGCAAAAGCGAATACGCTGATCGGCCACGAAATCAAGGTCACCCGATCGGACGTCATGGCGGAGCTCGCCGACCCCACCAAGGCTGACCCTTGGCTGAGGTTCTGCACCCGCTGGTACCTCGTCGTCGCCGATCCCGCGCTCATCGAAGGGCTCACGATCCCGGACCTCTGGGGCGTCATGGCCCCGCCGTCCGGGCGCCGCACACGTTCGATGAACATCCTCCGGGAAGCGCCGAAGCTCACCCCAGACGGCGATATGTCCCCAGCGGTGTCCCGGCTGGCGGCCTATATGGTCAACCGACTCGAAAACGTCGTCAAGGCCGCTGAATGGGAACGTGACTCCTACAAGGACCGGGCCGAACGCGCCGAGCAGCGCGAGCAGGAGGCCAGGCTACAAAGCGGCGGCGGGTGGTCCTCGCCGCACACCAAGCGGGTCAACGCGATCGTGAACATGGTCGACCGTGGCGCAACCAATTACCGTTCGGGCTTCCCATACTTGAGCAGCAGTGACCTGACCGACCAAGACATTGCCGACGGCATCCTCGACCTAGCCCGCAGCCGGTCTCTTGCCGATGATGTGCGCCGGAACATCGACCGGACAATCAACGACGTCACACTGGCCCTCGATCCTTTCCGGCACACGCTCAAGCAACTCGAAACACTCAAGGCGGCCGCGAAGGACATGGACCAACGGGCCCTCAACAAACAGTCGGCACCCGCCGAAACCAACATCGAAGCCGTCCCAACCGGGGCGGCTTCAGTCATTCAAGGAGAGAAATGAACATCACTTCCACGGCCAGCATGCGATTCCAAGGCCAACTGAAAGCGGGAGACCTCGCCGACTTCGCCGCCGCCGTCCCCAAGGACGCCTCCATATCGCTGACCGAAACCCGGGGCGACCAACGAGACCCCGGATATTTCACCCTCACCGCCTCATGGAACGGAGCGACCCGATGAAATTCAAGATCGGCGACCACGTCCGCGTCACAGATCTCCGTGACGGGCTCTGCGATCGGGTTGGGGTCGTTTCCGGCTTCCACCCCGGGCAGCACCACACCGTCGAAGTCTCCGGGCTTCATCGCGACATGCGCTTCCTGTTCAGCCAGGATCAGCTAACCCTCGCCGATGCCCAACCCCACGCTGCCGTCGGCGACGCGGTGAACCACCCCGCCCACTACGGCGGCCAGGAAGACACCTACGAAGCCATCAAAGTCATCGAAGCGTGGGGGCTCGGCTTCCACCTCGGGAACACCATCAAGTACATCGCCCGCGCCGGCAAAAAGGGCAACATGCTCGAAGACCTCAGGAAGGCCCGCTGGTACTTGGACCGCTTCATCGCATGGTTGGAGGCAAAGAAGTGAAGGCAACGCGAGTCCAGCAGCTAGGCAAGTCCAACTGGATCTTCAAATGCTTCGCCTGCGGCCTGCATCAGTCCGGACACATGAACCAGTTCCGCGCCATCGAAGCCGAGGCGAAACACAGCGGCACATCGGCCCATGTGTTCAACGTGGTCCGCTACGGCTTCCAGATCGTGGTGGATGCGTACTTCGACCTGTCGAATGCCATCATCCGCACCTCGGATGCCGTCAAGAGCGCCTACGCGCTGATGACGCCGGCGAACGTCCCGCACGACCCCGCGCTACGCCGCGACCGTCGAAAGTGGGGCGGCCGATGATCCGCAAAGAGCGCAAGGCGCGCTGGGTCTACGCCTGCAGGCGCTGCAACATCGAACGGACCTCCGTGGACTATTTCGGCGCGATCGAGCACCAGCAGCGCCACGAACGATCCCTGCAACACGTCAGCAAGGCCGTCGAAACCGGGCTGAACGCCTTCGTCCGCGGTTTGGACCCGATCGTCCGCGCATGGGTTGAGGCCTACGACAGCATGGGGACCTTCGCCGACGTCCTCGCCCGCTCCGTTCTCGGGGCTCCGCCGCCGGCGCCAAGGCCGCCCCAAGCCCCCGGAAAGATCCGCGGCGCTCGGCTGGGCCACGTGATCTTCGACGAAGCCCAGAGATTCAACCACCACCGCGGAAGGACCCGCCGATGAGCGCGTGCTCCATTGCCGAATGCGCCAGCCGATCTCATGCCCGGGGCTATTGCACGAAGCACTACCGGCGCTTCATGACCACCGGCGACCCGCTCAAGGTCATAGTCCCCCACGGGCGCGGACGCACAAGGTTGATCGAACCGACCTACGGAGCCGTCCACAAGCGCCTCGAACGCGAACGAGGCCGGGCAAGCGAGCATCTTTGCGCGGCATGCGGCAACCGTGCGCAGGAGTGGTCCTACGACGGGGGCGACCCCAATGAGCTCACCGAGGTCCTTGAGAAGCGGCCCATCAAGTACACGACCGACCTCGAGAGGTACTCGCCAAGATGCCGCAAGTGCCACCGTCACCTCGACGAATCGCTCTGCCGGAACCGCAACGAGAAAGGGCAATGGGCCTCATGACCAAACGCATCCTGATTTTCACTGTCCAGGCGCCGGCCGCGTTCATCAACTCGAACGAGCGCCTCCACCACATGGCGAAGGCGAAACTCACCAAAGCATGGAGGTCCGCCGTCGAAGCCGAGACCCGGCGCATCATGAACGGACCCCTCCGCACACCCGTCCGGATCCTCGCGAAGATCCACAAGACCGGGAACCGGCGCTGGGATCCAAACAACCTCGCCCCGACCACGAAAGCCTGCGTGGACGGCATGGTGGACGCCGGCCTCATCCCCGACGACTCATGGCGCGAAGTCGAAGGGCCCGACCACCGCCGCGGCTCGGCTATGCCCGATGCCATCACCTTCACCATCGAGGAACTCACGTGAGCGCCATCGAAGATCACCTCGCGCCAATCCGGGCTCGGGCGGATGCCGCTGCGGAAGGCCCGTGGGAGGTGGCCGACGATCCACTGTCCGAGGGCGATTGGATGGTTCGGCAGGTGAACGTACCGCCCGACTGCCCGGATGATGTAGCGGCCGTGATCGGCCACGAGTCAACCGCCGAGTTCATCGCCGAGGCCCGCACCGACATTCCCCGCCTACTTGCCGCCGTCGACGCGGCGCTGACCCTGGCCAAGGCCTACATCGACCACTCCGACCGACCCCAGATCGGGCACGACATCCGCGCTGCCGTCGAAGCAGGAATGGAAGGACAAGACATGACCTGGCTACCGGAGACCGACATGACCGGGCTCCACAAGATCCGCCAGGAGTTCGCCCGGGCCCGGCAAGCCCACGAACAAGCACCTTCCCCGGAAACGGCCGCAGCGTTCGAGGAAGCCACCGCCCGGCGCGCCCGGGCCATCCGAACCGTCCACCGCGAAGACGGCGCCTCAGTCGCGCACCTGTCCGGCATGTTCCGCTGCTCCAAAACCACCATCCGCGCCGCACTCGAAGGAGACCAAGAATGACCGAACCGCACCTCTGGGAGCCCGAGCACGACTTCTACGGACCCGAACGCTCTTGGTGGGGCAGCGGGACCGACCAAGCGCCCTACATCAACCGGTTCGACTCTTGGGAGGAATTCAGCGACGGAGGCTCGATGTCCGACGCGGCGATGGGTTTGAACTTCCTCTACCGCTGGGACTGGCACGCCTGGCACCTCGAATACCCCGAGGACTACGCCGACGGCGAGGAAGCCTTCGAGCTTGAACTGTTCTGGCTCATGCCCCGAAAAGGCATCATGGCCCGATCCGTCATCAAGGTCACCGCCGCCGACGAGGAAGCCGTCCGCGCATGGCTGCAAAAGCACGCCGACTACATGCGCGACCTCTGGGCGCCCCTCAGCCTGGCGCCGGCACAGAAGGATGCTTCATGAGCGCCGCGGTCGCCTGCAAGCGGTCCTGCTGCTGGACCCCGCACGGCGTATGCGCCCGTCGCGGCGCCTGCCAATGCCATATTGCCCCCGACCCGGAACGAGAGGCCCGTGCCGCAGCGATCCGCGCCGAAGCCCTCGTCCAGGCGCGCACCATCACCGACGAACACAACCCGGACGGAGGCAACCTTTGACCCACGAGTGCACCACCGAGGACTGCCAGCACCAAACCCACGAATACCTCTGCGGCCAGTGCGTCAGCGACCTGCAGCAGTGGCTCGACAAGATCCCGCACCTGCTGCCCGAGCTCGGCGTCACCATCGCCAAACTCGACCAGGTCCGACCCGCCGGCGGCGGATGGAACAACGGCGGCCCGCCCGGATCCTCGGCGCCCATCAACCTCGACGCTCTCCAGCTGCAGGAGAACCTCCGATCCGTCAGCCTCCGCGCCAAGGACTACTCCAACGATCCACGCGGCGCCGGCATCGCCTGGCTCATCCAACAATGGGTCACCAAGGCTGAGCACCTCATCAGCGGCCCCGAGGAACCGCCCGTGAACCATGCCGAGAACCGCGAGCGCATCAAGGGCATCGCCCCGCCCATGCCCACCCGCAAACTCGTGCCATGGCTCCGGGAGAACGCCCGCATCGTCGTCACGAGCATGGACATCCGGAACTGGGTCCGGCGAGGGAAGTTCAAAGCGGCCGAAGAAGGCAAGACGCCGACCTACCATCCGCACGAAGTACTGGACGCTTGGTACGAAACACGCCGCGAAGAAAGCGCGAGCAACGGACGTCATTGAGAATCACTGACAATCGACGGGAATTGTTGGCAACTGCTGGGGCAATCCCGTAAAGTGTGTCAAAGCGGCGTATTCGTCGTACCTGCAAAGCGTTCAACCCGATGTGTTGGGCGCTTTTTTCATGCCCAAAGCGCCTGCCGTACCCCCATATCGGCAGGCGCTTTTGCATTCCAAAAACAAAGCTCCCGCGATGCGTCAACATCCGGGAGCATGACCGAATCTCTGGAGGATTCGATATGAACCATGCTAGCGCAGCCATTCAAAGACTCATGGCCAAGGTCGACAAGACCGCAGATTGCTGGAACTGGACAGGCTTCAAGCACCCCATCGGCTACGGCGTGACCTCGCTCGAAGGGGAGCAGATGCAAGCCCACCGAGCGGCCTACCTGCTGCTTGTCGGACCCATCCCTTCGCGGATGGAGCTCGATCACACCTGCCACAACCGCGCCTGCGTGAACCCTGACCACCTGCGAGCAACCACTCACAAACAGAACTGCGAGAACCGCAAGGGCGCCCAGCGGAACAACAGCACAGGCGTCCGAGGCGTGACCCGGATCGGCAACCGCTGGATGGCATACGCCAACCACGACAAGCGCCGCTACTCAGGTGGGCGATACGACACCAAGGAAGAAGCCGCAGCCGCAGCAGTAGAGCTTCGAAACCAGCTCTTCACCCACAACGACGCCGACAGGCTCGCAACGACCGGATAGCAACCTCAGGAGGTCACTATCTCCCGCGCAGGGTCAAGCGCACCGCCGCATGTCGAGAGACGCCGGCACCCACCAACACCACAATCACCATCAGGAGAACCATGGCAATCACAGTTCAGCACGGCAAAGAGGACGCCACTATCCACACCCAAGCCACCAAGTGGCACGTCGACGATAACGAGCGACTCCACATCATTGGGGCCAGCGGAAACATCGCTTCCTACAACCGCGGATACTGGGCCAACGTCGTCCAGGACGGACGCGCGGCAGGCAAGATAACGGCCGTAGCTACCCTTCAAAGCAAGAGCGGCAGCCATGACGGCCAGACCCCACTTCAGTTCGGCGCCGACTACTCCGATGAGCGGAACAAGGAATGGGCGAAGTACACGCCCAGCTTTGCCGTTCAGATGACTGCTCTGGACTCCGTCGCGGAGCAATTCGAACAGGGCGCCCGCTACCTGGTCACCTTCGAACCCGCCGAAAAGTAGCCCAACAGCTCATAACTGAAAAGCGTCCCAAGGCGAACATGAGCGCCAAGGGAGCACGCGTCTTTAGTGTCAGAGGCAAGCACAACAGGCCCCCATCCTGCAGGCGCCGGTTCGAATCCGGCAAGACGCTCGCGGCCCTAAGCACCGGCCAATAACTGCCAGTCACAGCCCCTAACACACTCGCTGTGGCGCCGGGATGGGGTTCAGCCGGCCGAACAAACTGGACCAACCACTTCCCCGCCCCTGACCAACAAACATGCGCGAGCAGGGCGAGCGGGGACCACACTTCGGCGCGGTGGTCAAAGTCACGCCCGCCTCACGAGCGGAAGCGAACCAAGGTAGAGCCGGGATGTTGCTCTTCCATCCTGCCAAGGACCTACCTGCCACCGCGCCGAAAACAATCTAGGAGGGCTGCATGCGCCTGTACCGAGCCCTATGCGCATGGCTCGAAGCATCAGCCGAAGTGCTCCGCGAGCAACCTGAATTCGGCCCCGAAGGGGCAGGAGAAGCCCGCGTCGAGTACGCGCACGACTACACGTCACCACCCGAGCTGCACATAGGCTTCCATCCCAACGAGTAGGAGTCAGCTATGGCCGAAGCACTCAGCAACCTCTGCCGTTGCGGTAAGCCACTCATCTCCAACGCGAAGGGCGCGCACTTCTGCGAGCACTGCGACCGAGTCTGCGAGAAAGGCAGGATCGGAGGCTGCGTTGACTGCAAGCTGTTCGACAAAGCCACCACCGCACACGCGGTGAAGACTGCTCCCAACTGATGCCACGGGCCAAACGCATCTGCTCCACACCAGGCTGCCCCCTCCCATCCGACGGCGGACCCTGCACCACACACCGACGTGAAGCAGACCGAGCACGCGGCAGCCGAACAGCTCGAGGCTACGGCCCCGACCACCAAGCACTCCGCAAACAATGGGCACCCAAAGTCGCCGCCGGCAACATACGCTGTGCCAAATGCGGCGAGTCCATCAAAGCAGGCCAGCCATGGCACCTCGGGCACAACGACAACCGAACCCGCTGGACAGGCCCCGAACACCCGTTCTGCAACCTCAGCGACGCCGGCAAACGCTCCCACCCGAAGCTCTAGGAGGGGTGGGGGGAGGCCCCAAAAGGGCCAAAACGCAACACCGCCGGTGAGGTCTCTCGATGGCGCGGAGGGTTCAAAACTTTTCAAAAAACGGAGTCTCTAGAGGGGGCGGCATGGCATCCGGTGGGTCCCGGGCCCATTCTGGGCCGCATGCGGATTTGTCTTCGGCCCGGTCCGAGGCCCGCGGCCTGCGCTACGAGGCGCTGCCGGCGCAGGGCTATGACGGAGACATCCCGGAGTTCCCGCTTCCTCGTCTGGAAGTGACGTCGACCTACTTCGATGAAGGTCAGAAGCTCACTGAGACGGACGAGGGCGCGAGCGCCGAGCGGTTCTCTCGTGAGAACGAGCTCTGGTGCTGGGCTTGGCGCACTCCACAGGCCGCTGCCTGGGCGCTGGAGCCGTGGCGTTGGCAGTCCGTCGCTGACTGGGTCCGCATGAAGGCCCATTGCGAGACGGTGGGCGCTTCGGCCGCGGACCGCACCGGCTTGCTGAGGCTGCAAGAGCAGATCGGTTTGACGCCGTCGGGTTTGAAGCTCAACGGCTGGGCGATTGCCCGTGATGAGGTCGCGCCGCGGCGTGCCGTGAAGGAGTCCGAGTCCACTTCGTCTTCGACTGGCAAGCGTGTGCGCCGGTTGAGGGCGGTGAAGGATGGCAGCGGATGATGGTCTGGGCGTCGTTGACTTCCCTACGCTCGGCGATCTTCTAGACGCCTGGTACGAGCAGCACTGCACGATCCCGAATGCGCTTGGTGTCCGCATCCCGTTCCGCCAGTCAGACTGGCAGTTCTGGTGCACAGCGAACCATTACAGGGTCCGCGAGACCACGAAATGGAACCCTGATCACCCGCCACTGGCTCAAGCTTTCGTCTACCGCCGTTCCTTGGTGGTGGCGCCGCAGAAGACGGGCAAGGGCCCTTGGACGGCGGCCATCACCGCGGGCGAAGCCGTCGGTCCCTCAATGTTTTGCGGCTGGGCGAAAGCCGGCGATGCCTACAAATGCGAGGACAACGGCTGCTCGTGCGGCTGGGAGTTCGAATACGAGCCCGGCGAACCGATGGGCCGTCGCCGGCCCGGTCCGCTGATCCAGCTGCTGGCCTCTTCGGAGGAACAGGCCGGAAACGTGTACGGCCCGTTGTCCACGATCGTAATGGACGGCCCACTCACTGAGCTCATGGCAATCCGTGAGGGCTTCATTCGGGTGCTAGACGGCGACGGCGGCCCAAAGTCGAACCGTATTGACGTCGTGTCGTCGTCGGCAAAATCGCGACTCGGACAGCCCATTACTTTCGCTATTCAGGACGAAGTTGGCCTGTACACGAAGGAAAACAAGCTGATCGAGGTCGCCACCACGCAGCGTCGTGGCCTGGCGGGCATGAACGGCCGGTCCGTCGCGACCACGAACGCTTGGGACCCGGCCGAAAATTCGTACGCCCAGCAGTCGTATGAGTCTCAGGCAAAGGACATCTTCAAGTTCTTCCGGCAGCCGCCGGCTGAGTGGTCCTACAAAAGCAAGCGCGACCGTCGGAAGATCCACGCCTACGTGTACTCAGGCTCTCCATGGGTGGACCTGGACAACATCGAGGCTGAGGCTGCCGAGCTTATGGCCACGGATCCTGCCCAGGCGGAACGGTTCTTCGGGAACCGTCTCGTGTCCGGCGCTGGCACATGGTTGCGTGACGGCTTGTGGGAGGCTGCATATGCCGGAGCGTCTTTGGCTGCCGAATCCGCCTGATGGGACAGCGATCTGTCTTGGCTTCGACGGTTCGGAGAACAACGACTGGACTGCGATTCAGGCTGAGACGTTTGACGGGTTCTCATTCACTCCGCGGTACGGCCCGGATAGTGAACCTACGATCTGGAACCCTGCCAAGTGGAATGGCCAGATTCCCCGCGGCGAGGTGCACGCGGCCGTGGATGAGCTATTCACGCGGTACCGGGTGGAGCGCATGTATTGCGACCCGCAGGACTGGTACACGGAGATCGGCGAATGGGCCCTGGCGCACGGTTCGGAGCATGTCTTCGAGTGGCCCACGAACCAGGTTTCGCGCATGTTCGCCGAGATCAAACGGTTCGAGATTGACCTCGCGAATCAGAGGATCCGCCACGACGGCTGCCCGATCGCGGAGACGCACATGCGGAACGCGCGGAAGGCCTCCAAACCGGGCCAGAAATACGTGCTGATCAAGCCCGCTGACCACCAAAAGATTGATGCCACGATGGGCCGGATTCTGGCTCACACGGCTGCCAGTGATGCTCGAGAGGGCGGCTGGGACCCCACGCCGCGACGCCGGAGGGTCATCGTTTCCTAACCGATGGAGGGCCGAATGGCTGCTGTTTCTGATGCCCTTGTTCGGCTGGATAAGAAGCTGGCGGCAGAGATCCCCGATCTGGACCGCATGGACCGGTATTTCGAGGGTGAGCAGCCACTGAAGTACATGGCGAAGGCCATGGAGGACGAGGTCGGCGACCGTGTTCACCAGCTGATCATCAATATCCTGCGTTACGGCGCCGAAGCTTACGAGAATCGCCTCGACATTGAAGGATTTCGTTACCGAGGTGAGTCCTCGAGCGACGAAGAGCTCTGGCGGATGTGGCAGGTAAACGGCCTTGACGAACAGTCCCAGCAGGGCCACCTTGATTCGATCGCGCTGAAGCGAACCTACGTCATCGTTGGTTCGGGCGATGAGGACGATTCCGATCCCCTGGTGACGGTGGAGAGCCCGTTTCAGGTATTCGCCGAACGTGATCCTCGGACCCGGAAGGTGTCCTCCGCTATCAAGCGGTGGGCGGAGGGTGAGGGCCGGGACCAGGTCCAGCGCGCCACTCTTTATCTTCCGGACTCGACAGAGTCCTTCGCGCATTTCCGGGGCGAGTGGTGGTCTACAGGGCCGGCCGATGAGCATGAGCTCGGCAGGGTGCCTGTTGTCCCGCTGGTGAACAACCCCAGGATCCTCCGCCCGGATGGACGCTCAGAGTTCATCGATGTCATCGGTATCGCTGACGCGTTGAACAAGATGGCCACGGACATGATGATCAGCGGCGAATACCATGCGATGCCGCGCCGGTGGGCGACGGCACTCTCTGCTGACGACTTCGTGGACACGGACGGCAACCCGATCGGGGTCTGGTCCCGTGACGCCGGCCGACTCTGGGCCACAGAATCCGAGAAGACGAAGTTCGGCCAGTTCACTGAGACGGACCTTGCTGTCTTCCACAATTCGATGAAGCTGCTGATCCAGATCGGTTCCCAACTGCTGGCGCTGCCCCCGCATTACACGAGCTTTGTCGGCGAGAACCCGACGTCCGCTGATGCGATTCGTTCTTCGGAAACACAGCTGGTGAAGCGGGTAGAGCGGAAGCAGACATACCTGAGCGGTGCGTGGGAGGACGTTCAGCGTCTCGTGCTGAGGATCAAGTCGGGCAAGTGGGATCCGCAGGCGCTCTCCCTGGAGACTGTTTGGCGGGATCCTTCGACGCCCACGATCGCGCAGAAGGCTGACGCGGTCACGAAGCTGGCATCCACACCAGCAGATCGCCCGATTCTTCCCGTGGAGCAGGCTCGTATCGATCTGGGATACACCCAGACGCAGCGCGACAACATGCTCGAAATGGATAAGCGCGCGAAGTCCAACCCTGACATCGAGAACCTGGCAAGGGCAGTGAACGGGGGCTGACAATGATCCCCAACGCCGCCGCGAAGCACTACCGGGCTGTTCAGCGTCTGCAGGCGCTGGCGGTGCTGTCTGCCGCGGAGCTGTGGGCTGAGGTATCGCTAACGGACCTCACCGGATCGTGGGTAGAGCAACTACCCCTGCTGACTCCGATCATGGCAGGCGTGCAGGTCAAGGCCGCCGCGGCTGGAGCCTCATATAGTGCTGGCGCGCTCGCCGAGCAGGGCCTGTACGAAGCTCCGGAGCATTTCGTAGACCCGGCGTCGTTCGGCGCTACGGCGTCTGACGGGCGTTCCCTCGCCGGGTTGCTCTACTCCCCTGTCCCGCACGTGAAAACCCTCATCACAGGCGGACTCAAGCCGTCCGAGGCTTTGGGACAGGGCGGCAAGCTCCTAACGACGATCACGCGCACTCAGGTCGCAGACGCGAGCCGGGTGTCCGCCGGGGTGGACATCGCAGCCAGGCGGAACACCGGCTACGTCCGGATGCTGAATCCTCCATCCTGTTCGCGATGCTCAGTGCTGGCAGGCCGGTTTTACCGGTGGAACGCCGGGTTTCGGCGCCACCCTCGCTGCGACTGCGTTCATGTTGCGTCAACAGCGAAGCATGCGGCGGAATCCGAAGGTCTGATCCATGACCCGTACGCGTACTTCCGCAGCCTATCCGCCGCCGAGCAGGACAAGGCGTACACGAAGGCCGGGGCGCAGGCGATCCGTGATGGCGCTGACCTCTTCCAAGTGGTGAACGCGCGCCGCGGCATCTCGTATGCGGGCGAATCGAAGGATGGCACGCACCGCGGGCAGCCCTTGGCCAAGTTGACCACGTCTGAAGGGACTTCGCGGCGCGGGAACTTCGGCCGCGGCCGGCGCCTGACGCCGGAGGGCATCTACGCGCAGGACCTGAGCCGCGAGAAAACACTCTCGGAGCTCGAACGGTACGGATACATCCTGCCGGGCGGCCAGAACCCCACAGGGGCTCTCCGGGGCCAGGTCGAGGGCTTCGGGGCGCTGGGTCGCGGAGGCACCCGTGTTGGCGCCCGCGAAGCCGTCGAGCGGGCGCGTGCGACCGGCGTCCGTGACCCGAATGTGCGGGCCACGATGACGGCGGCCGAACGTCGCGTGTTCGACGCCCAGGCGAACTGGGATGCCGTCCGCGCGGGCCTCAACCCCTTCACGAACGCGAAGAACGCCAAGGTCACACCAGAAGTCGCTGCCCGCGTCGAGCGCGACTACCGCAAACACATCCTCGGCTACTAGCCGTCCCTGATTTCCCGCTCAGTGCGACGCTGCGCGGTCGTTTCGTCGCGCGATGCGACATCACTAAATGGAGGAACATCACATGGAAAAGTGCTTCCCGCACGGCATCGACATCACCGCCCCGGGCGGCATCGACCAGCTGATGGACTTCCATCGCCTGACTTTCGGCAACGCCCAGATGAACGCGAACACCGGCGCCCCGGCCGGTGGCGAAGGCGACGAAGGTGGCCAAGGCCCGGCCCCTGCCAGCGAACCGCAGACACCTGCATCTGTTGAACCCGACGAATCCAAGCTCGGCGACGCCGGCAAGGCAGCCCTGAAAGTCGAGCGCGATGCTCGGTCAGCGGCAGAGAAGCGCGCCGCCGAAGCCGAGGCGAAGCTGCAGAAGATCGAGGACGACAAGCTCTCCGACATTGACAAGGCGAAGAAGGAAGCCGCGGACAGGGAAACCGAAAACGCGGAGCTGCGAACGGCCAACGCTCGCCTGACCGCGCTAGCCGCTCATCCGGTGCCCGCGGAATACCAGGACCTCGTCACGGGTACCGACGAGGCCAGCTTCCTCGCATCGGCCAAGAAGATATCCGAGCTCTATGCCAAGGCCGAAGGCAAGCCGTTCAAACCCGCACCTGACCCTTCCCAGGGGCCGCGGCAGACCGCGAAGGTCAGCGGCTGGGATTCGGGCAAAGCCGAAGCGCAGAAGCGGTTCGGCAAGTAGGAATCAACCCCTGTAAAGGAGAACCGACATGACCGACATTTCGGTTAGCAAGACCAACTACCAGACGGAGAAGCTCTCTTGGCTTCTGGACCGCGGCGGCTGGGAGCAGGAGAGCATCACGCTCGACATCTCCGCCTTCACCGCCGGCACCCACTACCCGAACGGCTTTATCCCGTCCGGGACGAACCTCGGCAAGATCACCGCGAGCGGGCTCTACGGCCCGTACGACAACGCGGCGAGCGACGGCCGTGAAGTGTTCCGCGGCCACCTGGGCACCTCCACGAAGGTCCCCAACCCTGCCGACACGACCAAGGACGCAGGGGCGCCGCTCCTGTTCGCCGGCGTCGTGAAGGAATCGAAGCTGCCCGCCACCGTTGACTCCGCCGGTAAGGCCGACGTCGCCGGCTGGATCCGCTACCTCTAAGGGGAAACAGAAACCATGATCGTATTTGATGGCCCGGTAACCCCGGACACCCTGACCGCGTTCGTCCGCGAGGTCCCGACCCCGGCGAACTACATCCTGAACCAGCTTCTGCCGGATCGGCTGTTCGACAAGAACCAGATCGACGTCTCGGAGCTGACCAAGACGAACCGTGCGGCGAAGTTCCGCGCGTTCGACGGCCGGATTCACCGCACCGAGCGGGACAGCCTCGAGGTTCGCTCCGTGAAGCTGCCGCCCGTCTCCACGATGAACGGCATTGGCGAACTGGAGCGCCTGAACCTCGAAGCTGCCCGTCAGAACGGCGGCTCCAACGCTGCCCTGGTCAACCAGATCTACGACGACGCGACGAACCTGACGGGTGAGGTTCTCACTCGCATGGAGCTCGCCCGCGGCGACGTGCTCACCGACGGCAAGTTCACCCTTTCCGGTGAGAACGGCCTGTATCTCGAAGCCGACTTCGGAGTGCCGGGCAACCACATCGTGTCTGCGGGCACGGTTTGGTCCACCACGGCTTCGGCTACGGTCATCGCGGACCTCACTGCCTGGGTTGACGTCTACGTTGCCACCAACGGCTTCCGCCCCGGCGGCCTGGTGATCAGCAACAAGACCCTCGGTTACATGCTGCGCAACGCCGAGGTTCGCACCCTCGCCGGTTCGCTCGCGGGCACTCCGGGCATTGTCTCCCGCCAGGCGCTGGACACGGTTTTGGACACCTTCGGCCTGCCCCCGATCCTGTTTGTCTACGACACTCAGGTCGACGTCGACGGTTCCTCGACTCGGGTCCTGCCCGAGGACAAGGTGCTGTTCGTTCCGCCGAACCCGTCCGACCTTGGCTACACCGCGTGGGGCGTCTCCGCGACTGCGCTGGAGCTCGTGAACTCCGCGAAGGTGGATTTCTCCTTCGAGCAGGCCCCCGGCATCGTCGGCGTGATCGTCAAGGATGGTCCTCCGTTCCGCGAAGAGACTTTCGTGGACGCCGTCGGCATGCCGGTCCTCGCCAACCCGAAGCGGCTCCTGGTCGCTGACGTCTTCTAGGGAGGCTGACCATGTCGAAGCTGAACACCTACGTTCACGTCCATGACGAGGACGGCGTGTCGCACGCCTTCGGCCCGGACGACACCGTCCCGGCATGGGCGGCGGCGCGCATCACGAACCCGGGCGTGTGGGCCGTGGCGCCTACGGAGGAAGATCAGGCCGCTCCGAGCGGGGCGCCGGAAGGCTCTGCGCCCGAAGGCAGTGCCGCTGAGGTCAAGGCTTCGGAGAATGGCGAGCCGGAGGGCGGCGAACCGGAGACGGTTGAACTGCCCGAGGGTGACATCACCGATGAGTGGACCGTCAAGCAGCTGAAGGCCTACGCGAAGTCCGAAAGCATCGACCTTGGCGACGCCAAGAGCAAGGCCGAAATTCTGGCCAAGCTGGCCGAATAGTTAGGAGGGGGCGTCATGACCGTGGAAGTGACACCAGACAATGTTGCCGCCGGCTGGCGCCCTCTCGCTGACGCTGAGATTGCGGCCGCCACAGAGCTGATCGAGGAAGCCCTCGTCATTCTCACGGCCGAAGTCTCCGGGCTTGACTCGAAACCTGATGAATTGGTCCGTCTTGTCGTCGTCAAGATGGTTCGCCGCGTGCTGAAGAATCCGGACGGATTTCGAGTAAAGAACGAGTCGATCGACGACTATTCCGAGGGCGGCACCATCGACTCTGCGCTTTCCAGCGGCGAACTCTACGTCTCGGATCGTGAGCTCAAGTGGCTTGGGGTCCGTTCGGGAGCGCGGGCGTTCGAGGTAAGGCTTGGCGGGTCGTGAGCGCGATATCAGCTCTGCTGCGCGGCCGGATGGCTGCAGAGTCCTTGATGGTCGATGCTTGCACCGTACACAGGCCGGGGGAACCTGAGACTGACCCGACAACGGGCAAGGTCACGGTCTCCAAGACCTTGATCTACGGCCCGGACTCCACGGGCGGCGGCAAGTGCAAGATCCAACAGACGATCGCCCAGGCGTCCGGGAAGGATTCGGCGGAGCACCGCTTCACTGTGCAGGAAGCTCGCTGGGACACACCCGTTGGATCGGGCCCGTTCATGGTGAACGACATCGTCACCATGACAAGCTCTGGCCTCGACCCTCACATGCCCGGCCGCGTGTACCGCGTGACCGAGCTGTTCCACAAGACGTTCGCCACCGCGCAGCGGTGCCGGCTGGAGGAAGTGACGGCGTGAGCGTTGATTTTTCCGGCATGGAGAAGTTGAGACAGGACCTCCATCGGGCACAACGGTCGATGCTGCCGGCCGTCTCCAAGGTTGTGTCCAAGGGTGCGTTGAACGTGAAGGGGCAGATCCTGAAGGACTTCCTCTCGTCGAAGCACTTCAAGGGCGGCAAGTCGGTCAATTGGGCTTCGGTCATCAAGTACGACCTGGAGGGCACCGAGAGCGGGGCGAAGGCAGAGATCGGCCCGTATCTCGACCAGGACGGCTTCGGGACGCTGGTTGGCATCGCCATCCATGGCGGGTCCCGCGGAGGCGGTGGGACGGTCGCTGATCCGTTGATCGCCCTGCAGGCGGAGGAACCACGGTTCGTATCCGCAATGGAGGCTCTGGGCGGGAAGATTCTCAATGAGTAGCCCGCACTACGACGCCTTCCAAGCCATGTTCCCGGAAGGCCTGACCGTGTTCCGCGGTTCGGCCCCGATCAACCCGGCCTCGTCCGATTACCCGTATGTCGTGATCGGCGGCAACCTCGGCGACGAAGACACCGAAACGCCGTCCGGCGAAGTCGACAGGCTGGACCTCCTTCTCAAGCTGACATACGCCGGCCTGAGCTTTGATGCCGTGCTTGTGATCGTGAAAGCAGTTCGCGCAGCGATCAGCGGCAAGAGGCTGATTGTCCCGGGGTGGTCCTCGAACATCATGAGGCCGAAGGCGCGTGTTCCCATCACCGCGGATCGCGACGTGACAATCCCGGACTTGGCGTTGAACCCGTTCTTTGCCGTGGACGAGGTCCCCATCTCCTCCTACCGCTGACCGAAACCAGCACCCCTGCAGTCAAGGCCTCCTCCGGGAGGCCTCCGGCATTTAAGGAGGCCCTAGTGGCCGATGACGGATTCGTCATAGCAGTGGACCCCGCAGGCAACAAGCGCCGGGTCCCGAAGCACTACCTGGACAACCCAGCGTTCGGGTACAAACTCCCGCCCTCGGCTCGAGCGCAGGAGCAGGCCGATGAGGCCGCCACACCAACCAAGGAACCGGCCAAGCCGGGCAAAACCAAGGAGTAGCCCATGAAAATGGCATCTGATGGCAAGTGGAAGGCAAGCCTGCTGACCTCGAAGCCTGCAAACGAAGCGGCTCCCACACTGGCGGAGCTGCAAGCCGGTATCGAGATTTCGTGCAACGTGCTGGATTCGGACAAGTCGTGGACGAACACCGCGTCCGCGACGAGTGATGAGAAGCCTGCCTGCGTCAAGGGGCAGGTCCAGAGCCTCGGCGCATCGAATTATGATCTGGCTCTGACGTTCCTGCGCGAGTACCTGCAGTCCGGCGGCGCCGACGTCGCAGGTGAGGACGCCGGTTACCAGGCGGTCAAGACCAAGGGGTCCGAGGTGTGGATTTACGCCCGGGAAACCGATCAGGATTCCGTTGACCCGTGGGTTGCTGGCGATGAGATCTACCTCGGCGGCCGCGTCCATTCCGATGCTCCGGCCCGTGTTGACCAGGTCGGCAATATCAAGCGCCGCATTACCTTCCTGCCGCAGAGCATGCACGAGAACATCGCGGTGGCCGCGTAATGCAGACACAGACTGTTCCCGTGCTGGCCGGCACCGCGCCGGTGTTCGCTGCGCCGTCCGCTTCCGATACCGCGGCCATTGGATCGGTCCTGATCGTGAAGAACGGATCGGGCGCCTCCATCAACGTCACCCTCGAAACTCCGCAGTCACTGCCAACCGGCGACGTGTACCCCGACAAGGTGTATGCCGTCCCGGCGGCCGGTGAGCGGTGGATTCCTGTGCTGGCTGAATACCGGCAGTCGACTGGTTTCGCGAACGTTCAGTTCTCTGCGACTGCTTCGGTGACCGCCGCTGTGATCAACCACAGGTGATTGACCCGGCGCGGGTGCGTGTTTCAGGCTCCGCACCCGCGCCGTTCCACCCCTGAGCCTGCCCCCTTTTCTTGGAGCCTGAAACCCCATGAAGCGAATCAACCTTGACACGCCGATCGTCCCGGACGCGCAGCGGATCCGCTGGCTGAACGCCAACAGCATCGATGCCTCCACCGTCCCGGCCGCGCAGGAGGTCGCGGTCGACGCCGAGGCCCGCACGATCACCTTCGTGCGGTTCGTCCTGGATGAGCGCGGCCACAAACTCCCGCCCGTCGACGGCCACGGCTACCCCAAGGAGCTGGTGACCGTGCCGTTGATCGCCGACCCCGAACGCTACGGACTGTAGGAGCCTGACATGACTGAACTGAACCCCCAGACTTTCGACATCGACGACTGGCTGGAAGACGCCAACCTCCCCGAGGAATCGGCCGACATCTACAAGCGCCCGGACGTCATCGGTAAGCTGACCCGCCTGAAAACCCGCATCGAAGAAGAGCGCCACGCGGCCCGGCTCAATCCCGAGCGGACAGCGGCCGACAAGGCGCAGGCAAAGGCATTGGAAGGCCAGTACGAGGCCCTGTTGCGGACGTTCTCCGAGTCCCGGATGACGGTCTACGTCCGTGCCCTCACCCCGGACGAGATGGCCGCCCTGCGTAACTCGCACGAGAAGCGCACCGAGGGCTGGGACCCCACCAAGGCGAACCGGGCGTTCGGGTACGACATCCTGGCCGCGGCCATCACCGCAGTGCAGCCCGAAGGGCAGGAGCGGCAGAACGTGACCCTGACCGTGGCGAAGGTCAAGCAGCTTGAGAACAAGATCGGCACCGCCCAGTTGTCCGAGATCCTCGCTGCCCGGCAGACCGCGCAGAACGCCGTTCCCGCCGTGGACGCCGATTTTTTGCTCAGGCCCTCTGGCACCAGCGAAGGTTCGCCGGAGTAGTCCAGGTCCTCAAAACCGCCCGGGACACAGGCAAGCCGCCCTCGCACTGGTTCAGCAGGAACCGGGGTGAGTGGACGGAGAAGGACTACGTCCTGTCCCTTGCCCTGACCGTGTACGAGGACGGCTTGTGCTCCTGCGGGCAGCCGGCCGTCCTCGCGCATCACCCGGACAACGACGGCTGGTACGAGGCCGAGAAGGTCCAGTGTAATTCCTGCGCGGCCCGGGAACGGGCGACCTCCGCGGGCGCCGGGCAGCAGTACCAGCCGGACCCGGGCGAGAAGGTTTACACGAAGTACACCCGGCCGGGGAGCAAGCCGCTACCTCTGGGCTGATCGCCGCTGAAGGTAGCCGATCACGACCAGCACGAGGCCGATGAGAACGCCGAGGATCGGCGGGGTTGTCCCTTTGGCAGCGACAACGACGGAAGCAACGACGGCCATTACGGCGATCACAGATCCGATCCCTATTAGTGCATCGCCCGGTTGTCGCTTTCTTGCCCCATTCGTCATGGGCCCGATTCTGCCACACCCAATCTCGTAGAGGAGGCATCTGTGTCCGAGCGCGCGGTCCTTGTTCGTATGGAGGCTGAGGTCTCCAAGTTCGTGCAGGGGATGGCTAAGGCCGAGAAGGCTACGCAACTAGCGAAGAAAGCCCAGCAGGACCTTGGAAAGGCTGCTGATGAGGTCGCGCAGAAGCAGGAGAAATCCTCTGACAAGGCGGCCCGGGAACTCGCGGACCTCGCGAAGCAACACCAAGCGGCGGCCAAGGCCGCCGGACTTCAATATGACGCTCAAGGCCGCCTTGTTGACGGCAACAGCCGGGTCCTGAGCAGCGCGCAGGCCACCGCGCACGGGCTGGACACCTTCAGCGAAGCTGTCTACAAGTCTGGATTCAAAGCTGAGCAGGCCGCGGAGGCCCAGCGACGGGCATCGGAGGAAGCCGAAGCCGCCGCGAAGAAAGCCGCAGCCGAAGCCGAAAAAACGGCCAACAGGCGCGCGGACGCCGCCAGGGAATCCGGCCAGAGCTTTCTCACATTCGGCGCAGCCTCCGTGGCCGCGCTCGGCGCCAGCACCAAAGCAGCCATGGACTGGGAATCCGCATGGGCCGGTGTCACCAAGACCGTCGACGGCACCCCGGAGCAGATGGCCGACCTTGAGTCGGAACTACGCGGCCTGGCGAAGACCTTGCCGCTGTCCCACACGGAGATCGCGGCCGTGGCCGAGGCCGCAGGCCAGCTCGGCGTGAAGCGCAAGGACGTCGCATCCTTCACCAAGACTATGATCGACCTCGGCGAGACAACGAACCTCACCGCAGACGAAGCGGCGACAAACATCGCCCAGATCGCCAACGTCATGGGCACCGCCGGCAGCGACGTCGATAACTTCGGCGCTACCCTGGTGGCCCTCGGCAACGACGGTGCTTCCACGGAGAAGGAAATCCTGGACATGGCCCAGCGCATCGCTGGTGCCGGGAAGCTCGTCGGCGCGTCCGAATCTGACGTCCTCGCCCTGTCCAACACTCTCGCTTCCGTGGGCATCGAGGCGCAGCTGGGTGGCGGCGTCGTGTCCCGGGTGCTGCAGCGCATGTACGCGGACGTGAAGACCGGCGGCAAGGGTTTGCAGGAGCTGGCCAAGGTCTCCGGCGTGTCCTCCAAGGAATTCGCCGCGGCTTTCGAGTCTGACCCGGTTCGGGCCATGGACATGATGGTCAAGGGCCTCTCCCGGGTGAAGGACTCCGGCGGGAACGTCGTGCAGACCATGGAGGACCTCGGCATCAAGGGTACTGAGGAAACCTCGGTGATCCTGCGTATGGCTGGCGCCGGGGACCTGCTCTCGAAATCGCTCGAACTCGGGTCGAAGTCGTGGAAGGAAAACACGGCACTCGCCGCCGAGGCGGAGAAGCGCTACGCAACAACCGAATCAAAGATCAAGGTCGCCTGGAACAACATCAAGGACGCGGCCATTGACGCCGGCGCCGAGCTGCTGCCGGTAATCCAGACCCTCGCCGAGGGCGCGGCTGGCCTCGCTCAGGGCTTCGGCTCACTCCCCCAGCCAGTCCAGTCTCTGCTCACCGTTGCAGCTGCGGGAGCTGGCGCAGTGGCACTGGCGGCCGGCGGCTTCCTGACTCTCCTACCGAAGATCCGGGACGCGAAGGACGCCTACGCGGCGCTGGCCCCGGCCGGATCGCGGGCCAACACGGTTTTGTCCCGGACGGGCAGGATCGCTGCCGGCGCCGCAACAGGTCTCGCGGCAATTGGTGCAGTCTCGGCCGTGGTTGCCCCGGCTCTGGACGAGATCCTGAAGCCGACCGGTGAGACCGGTGATGCGTTGCAGAAGTTCGGCGGGCAAGCCGCGCAGGGCGCCTTCGGGGCGGACACCTTGAACAAGTCCTTCCAGGACCTAGTCCAGCATCAGGAAGGCGTCTCAGACTTCCAGCAGGCCATCAACGGCATCGCCGATCCCGGGATCTGGGGAAACATCGACAACGTCCTTGTCGGTGGCATCAGGATCCTGAGCTTCGGCCTTGCCGACGTGAGCTCTACCTCGGAAGAAGCCCGCGATCGTTTCAAGGCCATGGGTCAGCAGCTTGCCACCTTGGACCCCGCCTCCGCGAACAAGGCGTTCCGGTCGATGGCGGAAAACACGGACGGCTCCCAGCAGTCCTTGGAGCGGCTGCTGGAGTTCATGCCGGAGTACCGCCGCTCCCTCGAGGAGCAGGCGAAAGCTACCCACAAGGGGACGGATAACCAGTCCCTGCTGAAGATCGCGATGGACGAAGGCGGGTCATCTGCGGAGGAGGCCGCCGGCAAGCAGGCCCTGCTGGACAAGGCCATCGAGGACACCGGCGTGTCTGTTGAGGGCTTGGTCGAGGACATGGACAAGTTCCTCGAGCAGCTGTTCCAGGCGGGCGTGCTGACGATGTCCTCCCGGGATGCGGCGGCGGCCTATCAGGATCGGCTCGATTCGGTTGCTGATGCCAAGAAGCAAATCATCGATGCGGCCGGAAAGATGGGCGCTACCCTGCTGGCCAACAAGTCCGATTTCGACCTCACCACCGAAGCCGGCCGTCTCGCGAATGAGACTTTCCAAGGTCTCGCCCGGGACGGCATGGCCGAGGTGGAAGCGAAGGCGGCTGAGGGCGCAGGGCAGGACGTGCTGCAAGAGAAGCTCAACCACACGTACGACGACCTGATCAACGTGGCTGGGCAGTTCGGTATCACCGGAGACGCTGCGGTCAATCTGGCCAGGGAGGTTCTTGGCGTCCCGGACGGTGTGGACATCAAGACGTGGATGGATAACGCAGCCCGGGTCGAAGCGGAGAAGACGAAGGCTGCGGTCGAGGGCATCCCGTCGCAGAAGTCGGTTGATGTGTTCTTCAACAAGCATCACACCGAATTCTTTGAGGATCCGCAGGGTGCGCGCCTCGGTAATGGGCAGCAGTTCGCTGGTTTCGCCGGCGGCGGCGACTTGGACTCCGCACCGGGCCCGGCAGGTGTCGATTCGAAGCTGTTCTGGGGCGCCAAGGGTGAGCACGTGCTCACCGCTTCCGAGGTGGATCTCATGGGCGGCCAGCAGGCCGTGTACAAGTTCCGCTCAGACCTGCGGTCTGGCCGGGTCACGTCCCACGCGGCCGGCGGCGAGGTCGGCGTCCGATACCAGATGCCGGCGGCGGCTCTCGCACGGTACGCCCCGGCGCCGGCAGCGGCGCCGTCGCGGTCCTTCACCCAAGAGGTCACGTTCCACGGTGCCCCGGCGTACACGCGGGAGCAGTTCGAAGCGTTCGCTGACCAGCGACTCAACCAAGAGAACAGGAGGTTCGAGTGACTGCTGAAGGACACCTAACGGTCACGCTCAACGGCCGCCCGTTCTATGGCTGTTTCGGCTGCGCTCCTGAATCCAACCCCCAGGGCGTCGCGATCATCCGTCGCGGCGGCCTGGACGGTTGGGACGGCACACCGCCGGTGCGCGTACAGGCGGACGACATCCCCAACGGGCACGGGGCGTTCGACGTCCCGGCCTACTTCCAAGGCCGGGTGATGACCCTTGCGGGCTGGATCGAGGCGCCGAACGCCCGCCAGTTCGAGCAGGCCAAATCGTGGGTGCGGTCGGCGGTTCGCCCGGACCAGAAAGCGCCCATGATCGTGGACTCATCCGGGCTGGTCCTGAGCGCGACGGTGAAGCTCGGCGGCGACGTCGTGATCCGCGACAAGGAATCCCTGCGCGAGGACCAGTGGAAGGCGGACTACGAGATCCCGCTGTTCGCCCCGGACCCACTCAAGTACGGCCAGCGCAACCAGTTCAGCATGGCCTCGGATGGGGCTTACCTGGACATCTTCCACCGTGGCGACTTCACCGCCTATCCAACGGTCGTTATCAGCGGATCCGCGGCGAACGGCTACGAGCTCCGGCACCCCGACGGCGCCGTCTACCAAGTCGACAAGCCCCTCGTAACGGGAATCTCGCACGAGGTGGACATGCGCACCGGCCTGCTGCGGGTCGGCGGCGTCGTGGACATGGTCGGCGTGACCGGCGCGTCGCTCTGGCACGTCCCGCCGGGCACTTACCACCAGATGAAGGTCCGGCCTCTCAGCGGCGGCACCGCAACCGCTGTCTGCTACGTCACTGACACCTACGCTTAGGAGGCCTCGTGCTTGAACGCGTGTGGGCCGTTGACACCATCACCGGTGATCGACTCGGAACCCTGCCAGTTAAGGGGTTCCCCTGGGACCGGAAGCTGAACGACACGGGATCTGCAACATGCACCCTGAACTCTGAGGCGGCAGATCGGCTGGGTGTCAATCTTCGGTCTTTGATCGGTATCCACAGGACCACCCTCGTCTACGAGGTCGAGGGATTCGTCGTGGCGGCCGGGGTCGTGACGGACGACGATTACGACTGGGGCACCAAGGAACTCACAGTGACCATGGGCGACCTCTGGGACATCTTCGAGAAGCGCCTCGTGCTGAACCGGCCGGACACCTCCACAATGGAAATCCCGTACAGCAAACTCGACGCCACGGTCCTATCCCTGCAGGGACTGGCAAGGTGGTACATCGATGTATCAACGAACCTGCCCCCGGGCTGGGACGAATACAAGCTCCCGGTCTCGCTCCCGACCACGGTGACCGGCCCCGCCGTCGCCCGGACCATTTACGGGTACGAGCTCCGCACCCTGGCTGATGCATTGCAGGATCTGATGAACATGGCCGGCGGGCCGGACATCGTCATGATCCCCCGGTGGGCCGGTGGCGGCGGGACGGCCGGGCCCCTCGTCTGGGACATCCGCATGGCCGATACGTGGACCTACCCGCAAACGGTCGCTTTCCACCTCGGCGCCGATAAGGCAGGCGTGAGGGGCGTCCGGTACCGGCGCAGCGGCGCTCGGGTCGCTACCCGCGCTCTGGCAATGGGCGAAGGGTCCGAGCGGCGGCTGCGGCTCGGCAACGCCTTCACTACAGACAAGACCTACCCGGCTCTTGAAGTAGTCGAGGCGAGCAAGAACGAGAAGCTTGTCGGCCGTCTCAACGCCACTGCAACAGAAACGGTTCGCGTCCGGAGCGCACCAACGCGGCAGTTCGATGTAACGACGTCGAAGAACGATACAGAAGTTGGCGGCATCCCCGCCTGGCAGATCCAGCTGGGAGCCGCGGTCAAGGTGTACAACCTCGATGATCCGTGGCTGCCGCCCGGGTGGACCAACCACCGCGTGGTGCAAATCGGCGGGGACCTCGATTCGGACGACATCAAGCTGACTTTCCAGGAGGTATGACCGGCGTGGGTGCCATAGACAACCTGAACAGTGCCTCCACCCGGAGGCAGTATGCCCGTTTCCGGGCCTTGGAGACCGCCCCGGCAGCGACGAACACCGCTATCGGCCGGGACGGAATGGAAGTCTACGACGGCGGCGTAATCACCGTCATCAACGGCGGACTCGACGTCACCGGAACCGCGACAATCAGTGGGGTCCTGAACGCTTCCGGAACCATCAACATGACCGGTGACTTCACCGCCACCGGCTCCGTGAACCTCAACGGGCCGACAGACATCGCCGGGGACCTCGACGTAACCGGGCCCACCACCATCACCGGCACCCTCTCGGTCGAGGGCGTGACCACCCTCAAGAATGACCTGAACGTGACCACGGGAGGGAAGATCAAAGTCGGCTCTTCGATGACGCTTGACCCTAGCGTGTCATCGGGCGCAATGGTCTTCTCGAACGGCTCGCAGGTGTTCACTGATTCCGCAAGCATCCAGGTCTTCAAGGGAAGCTCGGTGTGCCAGATCGAGGACGGCGAGGCTCGGCTGCAGGCGAGCGGTGGCTACGTCAGTATTAGGAGCTCCGGAGTGTTCATCAACGGACTAACTGCCGCTCCGGGAGGTTCGACCCCGAATGTCTACATTGACGGAATGGGCCAGCTGTACCGGATCATTTGACGAGGCTGGTGCTGTAGCCCGGGCAGAAGACGCGGGCGGAGTAGACGGCGATGGCCATCCCGTTGTTCACCTGAATGTCGCTACTGCCGGCGAGCTTGCCTATCTCGTCGTAACTCTTCCCTTGGGCGAACAGGCCGCAGGAGATCTCGGCGCCCTTCAATAGGTCCTCGTCGGAAGGGATTACGCCATCGCGCCACGCGTTGTTGGCCTTCTTGACACTGGCGAGGTACCTCGCCCGGGCGCTGCCGTCTTGGAAGTCAGCTGCAAGCGACGGAGATGCGGTCGGCGTCGCGGAAGGTGCAGCGAACAGCGGAGCGACCCGAGTTGCCGAGCCCGCTGACTCGCTTGCCTGTGCGCTTGCCGAGTCGGTCGGCGTCCCTGCCGGCGACGACGCGGGATCGGCCGCAGGTGCTGAGCACGCGGTGAGACCAACCGCAGCAGCGAAAAGAATTGTTCCCCAGTATTTCCCCATGCCCTGAATTCTAGCGGTGGCAAGCGGAGATTAATACACCTTGGAGGCCGCCTTGAGCGACGACGTCGAACTCAGTCATCAGTCCATCCACGCCGAGTACCGGCAAGCGCTCATGGAAGCACAGTGGGCCTTGGCGAAGGCGAACGCCCGCATCAAAGTCCTGGAACGCCAGATCTCCGAGAACACGCAGTGCGAATTCGCCGAAGCACCGTCCGAAACCTAACCAACTTCTCACTCTTCCCAAGCCCCTCCATAGGGGCTTTTTTCATGCCCTCAGGAGGACTCTTTGCCTACCGTTACCGGCACGCTGACCGACATCAACATGGGTCACCTCGTGGGAAAGTCACCCCAGCTGGTGTTCACCCTGAACGCTCCGAACAGCGGTGGCTCGGCGCTGTACCCGACCGAGCCCGTCAGGGTGACGCCGGCGTCCGATGGCACGTTCAGCGTGACCCTGGCCGCGACCACCGAGATGAACGACGACGGCGCCTACTACACGCTTTCGGCCCGCTGGCTCAATTCGGTCGGCGAAACCCCGAACCGTGCTGACTGGGACGGCTGGGAATTGCAGGTCCCCTCGAGCGGCGGGTCCGTGTCCGGGCTGTGGGGCCGCCCGCCAACCAACCCCCGCATGGTCTACGTCTCCCTGACCGAGCCGGTGAACCCTAGGCCGTTCCTGCTCTGGCTGAAAAACAACCCGAACGACGACAACGACCCCGCCAACACGTGGGACCTGTCTGAATGGAGCAACGTCTAATGGCATTCGCATGGGTTCACCTGGCCAACCTCCGCGGCGGCACGGGCCCGGCCGGCCCTCCCGGCGACGGCGGGTACAAGGGGACGCTGTCCACCGGAGCTGACCTGAACAGCTTCTACGGGCTCAGCTTCGATGGCTACTACGCGGTCACCACCGACACCATCGCAGCATCCCTGCTGAACGCCCCGCCGAACGCGAAGGCCGGCACGTTCCACGTCTTCAAAGTCGGCTCCACCGCCTCGAACCAGCTGTACATCGAGTACGGCGCCACGGGCCGCATGTTCGTCTCGGCGGCGACGTCGACGGGCCGGTCCCGGCCGTGGGTGGACGTGGCCGCGAACATGGACAACGGGATCTTCCCGGCCACCACGTACGCAACCTTCGATGACGTCAACGTGTCCTGCCGTCACTCGGTGTGGTCGGGGTCAGCGGCGACGACGTACGGAGCCCCGACCGCGAACACCGGCACCATCACCACGGTGATCTTTGGCACGGCGGCGTGGCAGGAGTGGCGGACGACGTCGGCGAGCGCCCCGGGCCCGCAGACGTGGGTGCGCGGCAAGGGCACCACCGGGTGGGGCGCTTGGTACTCCACCTCGATCCCCCTGGACCCTGCCCTGTCGCCTACTCCGGCCGGTAACCGCATGGCGCCGATCTCGGTTACCCGAGGCTGGGGCGGCGGCACGACCACCGGTTCCGGGTTCGCGAAGGGCCTTGTGACGCTGCCGCCGAAGGCGCGGCGTGCCCGCATCGTGGTCCGGAACATCAACCCGCGCTTCACGGTGGCGGACTCCCCCGCCGCGACCCTGTCCACGGTTTCGATCGGTCTCTCCTCCGGGGTGCTGAACAGCTCCCAGTCCGGGGTGGTCACGGTCGACACCGGGGCCAGCACCGGCACCAGCGGTTACTTCTCGCCGTGGTTCGACGCCGCGACCTTCGCAGGCAAGGACGTCATTGTCGGCCTTGACTGGTCCTCGGCCGGCACCGTGCAGACGAACATCGGGGCGGGGTGGACGGGCTCCGGCACCGGCGCTACCTCGACCGGGGCGACCGGCACCGCGACCGGTTACCTGCCCTTCCACATCTACGTGGAGGTGGAGATCCCGGCCAGCGTGCCGGTGATCGCGGCGTGGGGCGACTCGATCAGTTCCGGCGTCGCCGCGACCCGGCCCGTGTACGATTCCTGGCTCAGCCAGCTCTGCCGCGGCCTCGGCGCCGCGGCCGTTCACTTCACCCACTCGGGCGACACCATGAACGGCTGGGACTCGGTCAACGCACGCTGGAAGGAGTACGGCCCCCGGTATCAGGCTGCCGACGTCGTGATCTGCGCGATGGGTTCCAACGATGTCTTCGGCGGGGCGACCCTGTCCGACATGCAATCCCGGCTCGGGATCGCCCTGCCGTCCCTGCGGCGCTTCGTGTCGCCGAACGTCGTGGCCGCGACGATCCTGCCCCGCGACAGCGTGACCGGGGCGATGGAGGATGTCCGCCGCGCCTATAACCTGTGGCTTCCGTTCGCGGACGTGCGGCAGGTGCTGCCGTTCTCGGCGACGGCGTCAGCTGATGACGAGACGATCATCTCCGGCTACAACTCGGACGGCATACACCTGAACACCTCCGGGTATCTGGCCCTCGCCGGGGCGGTCCCGCACAGCCTGGTCACGTTCCCGGTCACGGTGGACAACAGCATCGGCCGGCGGGCGTTCGTCTGGGACGAGGCCAACAACCGGCTTCAGATGGTCTACGGCGACACCGGCGCCCGGGACATCACCGGGGACTTCGACCCTTCCGGCTCAGGCGGGCTGTGCGTGCTTTCCCGCAGCGGGAACACGGTCAGCCTGACCCTGTCCGGGCGCACGCTCAATGCGGCTTCCGGCAACTACACCGTTCCTGCCGGGTTCCGGCCGGACACGACCCGCACGATTGCCGGGATCTTCTACCCGTCCGTCACGAATAACCGGATGGTCGTGTCGGCCTCGACGGCGGCGACGCCCGGGCAGGTTCTGCTGTTCGGGGTTACCGCCGGAACGGCCTACTCGTTCAGTGTGTCCTGGCGGACGGCCGACGCGTGGCCGAGCGCGCTGCCGGGCGCTCCTCTGGGCACGACAGGCATCTCAGCCTAGCAACGCATGAGCGGGCGGCCCGTTCCTCCGTGTGGGGACGGAGGCCCCTCCGGCTGGCACCGACCAACCAAACTACTTTCACGCCCCGACGCTGGGGCTACATTTTCGCGCCCGGAAGGGGATAGCCGATGCCTGATTACATGTCCAGCATCACACTCGGCGGGATCTGCTTGTTCCTCGGAGGTATATCAGCGGTCCTGCTCGCCACGAAACCGCTTCGAAGCCTCACCAGGACGCTGCACCAGATCGCTGATGACTGGATCGGGGTCCCGGAACGCCGCGATGCGTCCGGGGCCCTGATCGCGCCCGGCCGGCCAAGCATCCCGGCCCAGATTGAAACTCTGCGGTCTCAGGTCCAAAACAGCCACTCAACGAACCTGCGTGACGACGTCGACAAAGTCGGCTCCGCGGTCAAGGAAGTTTCGGCGAAGCTCGACGAACACATCGAGATCGCCAAGCAATCGGACTCCGCCCAGGAGCGATTCGTCGGCCAGCTGGAGCGCTTCACGCCGATGCTCGAGGACCTCCACGCACGGTACGCAGGAAACAACCAGAGAGGCGACGCCTGATGCCACACAACCCAACAGCGATGCGGGCAGCCGCCGCGTTCGCCGTCGCCAACTGCAAAGGACGCTTCAAGGACCTGCAGGGCCGCGACATCAACACCGACCAACGGTTCGGCTACCAGTGCATGGACCTCTGGAACTGGTTCCGCACCTACGTCCTCGGCTTCGCCGACGTCCTCCCGACCCCGGACGCCGCGAGCGTGTGGGAGCTGAACAACCAGCCGAAGCTCAGGCTGTGGCAGTTCTTCGATGGCGTCACCCCTGACCGCCCGGCCATGGCCGGTGACGTCGGGATCATGAACCGGGCCTTCTTCGGCAACGGCGTCGGCCACATCTTCATAGTTTTGCGGGACCTCGGCCAGCAGCTCGAAGTGCTGGAGCTCAACGGGCTCGGCGACGGATTCGAGGACGACGCCGGCGGCCAGCACGGCAGCCCGGCCCGCGTCCACACATGGCCCAAGACGAACCTCTACGGGTATCTCCGTTGGATCGGGCCGACCCCAGACACCGGAACCATCGCCCCCGCGGGCGACACCCAAAAGGAGATTTTCACCATGAGCCAGTTCGAAGAAGTCCAGAAGCAGCAGGGCCTGACTCACAAGAAGCTGAACAACATCACTGCAGGTCTGCGCGGCTTCGCGGCCGCTGTGAAAGGCTATGCGGTCCAGAACCAGAAGTGGCACGGCCAGACTCACGCGAAGGTGAACGCCATCCGCGAGGTGATGGACCAGTTCGCCGCCGGACAGGGCACCCAGATCGACTGGGACAAGGTCGAAGCCGCGGCCAAGAGCGGCGCCTCTGAAGCTTTCGCGGAGGCCATCGGCGGCCTCGACCCTGCAGCGCTCGAAGCACTCGAAGGGACGGACGCCTGACCATGGACATCTTCGCAACTCTCATCACTGCGGCCCTGACGGTCATTTCGCCGTTGGCGATCGCCTACGCTAAGCAGGAGCACTGGACCAAGCTCGTCAAGATCGCGGTGCCGATCGCTGTGTCGGTCGCCATCGCGGTCGCCTACCTCTGGGCGACCGGGAAGCTCGCCAGCCCCGGCGACTGGGCGCAATCCACACTGACCGTCTACGGTGCCCAGCAGCTCGCTTACACGACCATCCTGCGCTGGTGGGCCACCATCCTCGAAAAGGCCGGCCAGCGGCCGCCCAAGCCCGACGGCCGCCACGAAGCCTGACAAACGAACAGCCCCCGCCATCTGCATGATGGTGGGGGCTGTTTTGTATGCAGGCGCCCGGAATCAGACTGTCAGGTTCTCAAAGAATGCCTGGGCTTCGTCCCACGGCGCGAGCATGCCGATATCGAAGAACTGGCAGTTGATGAACTCGCAGTTCACCAAAGAGATTGCACCGGCCACAGAGGGCCTTGAGTCATCGATGCCAATAATGACAGCTTCGGGACCATCAGGATGATTCCACCCGCAGTTCTCGATTTTCAGGGCGCCCCGCCTGAGTACGACCGCGGGGCCCAGAAGGGTCACGCCCTCGGCTCGCAAGTCCCTGATTAAGTTGCCCTCCGGCGGGAGCGCCAGGCCGCCAATCTTGTACACGCCGCCCTTGATGTCCATGGCGCAAACGGTACGCCGAAGCCTGCATACAAAACAGCCCCCACCATCATGATGATGGTGGGGGCTGCTTTTGTGTTTCAGCGGCGGCCGTCGCGGATCTGGTAGACCCTGCCGATGGTCAGGCCCGTTGCCTCGGCGATTTGCTTCGGCGTCGCGCTGCCCTCGGTCAGGGTTGCCTGGACGGCTGCCTTGAACTGGGCCTGCGCGGCGTCCAGCGCCTCCTGCGCCGCTCTCTGTGCCTCGTGGGCATCTGTCACCTGTTCGAGGCTCACGGCTCGCTCCTGCTGGCGTTCCAGACCGTCAGCGCGGTCACGACAACCCACGCAGCGCCGAGGCCCGCGAACGCCCACGGATAGGCCGGCCCGCCGACCGTGGCGCAGAGTGCGATGATCAGGCCGACCACGGCGGCTGTCCG